GAAGGTTCCGACATTCTCTTCCTGACCAACGCTGCCTATATTCAGAACTTTGACAAGACTCCAACGGCTAAATCAGCCAATCCGGACTTGATCATTCAATGCATCGAGGTAAAGAAAAGGCACAACTCAGTCGGAGTCAAGATTGTACAATATCACAAGAGTCCACTGCTGATAGAGACCCACGATAGGGCTACAGAAGCAATGGCTAAGACAAGGAAGGAATTTCATCAGAAAAACAAATAAATGTTTAGGGCCATTTTCCGGTCATTAAGGTCACGGTCATTACCGGTCATTAAGGATTTCAACTACTCTATTCTTGTAACACATTAGCGCTTTTTGATAACACATTTGTAACACACATGGATGATTTCTCAATACATCAAATTCATAATATATTGACTAACAGCTATTTACAAAAAGAGTACATAAAAGAGGAATAAGTGATAAAATATATTTAAAAACAAAAAAGAACAACAGAGATAAGTACCTATGAATAAGTAACTTACTGCCATTGTTCTCTCACGCTATTTTTGTACAAATAAGTTTCATTTTGCCTATTATAGTGATTCCGTTGGGGTTCGAACCCAAGACCCACAGCTTAGAAGGCTGTTATACGGAACACCAATAAAATGACTAAACAATAGCAACTTACGCTATAGGCGAATAATCATTTTGCGGCAATTTTGCGACATTTTATGCAAGCCTACTCCACAGAACATACAAATATACTTTACATTATCATTTCCTTTTCTGCTGATATTCCACAACTAAGAGCTGCTTCACATCTGCTAAATCCAACTCTAAATCACGATAAGTAGGATTAAAGGAACGCAATATAAGCTTTCCATTATTCATATCCAAGTCAATGATACGCTTCAACAGAATACCTTCTTTATGAACTATGATATATTCCTTTCCGTCTATATGAAGTCCATTGCTCTTTACCATGTAGTCAGGGCAGACTTTACATATAACGATGTCTCCATTCTGATAAGCTCTAGACGAGCCATCATCCATAGAATCACCGCTTACCTCGAATGCTACGTACTTTTCTTTATCTTCCTTTACAATAGGGATTGTTGGGAGCGATGATATATATACATCATCTGCATATCCGCTGAGATAACCAGCATAAGCCATCTGTGGAACAAGAGGAACAAAGCTGACGCTTGAATTGATATTCGATTTGATGTCATCGTTAAACATCTTTCCTTCTCCGGTCTTAAGCCAATTCAGATTTAGCTGAGGGTAAGCCAAAGAGATATTCTTCAAGAAAGTCTCGCTAGGCATATCCGGCAATCTGCTAATTGCACTGGTATAGCTCTTACATTTCCGCAAGAAGAATGTAGTACTAATTCCCATCTCTGTACAGAATGGCGCTATTCTGCTTTTGTAGTTGTTGAATTTCTCAATATTAGCCTCCGGCTGCAACATTTCGCCAGCTCCATTAGCTAGCCAATCCATATTAAGATCTGGGAATTTAGAATTCACTCTATAAGATACTCTTGCCGTGAATACACCATTCTTCCCTATGATAGGAAAGTTAGAGGCCACGTCAGCTTTGTCACAAAATTCTCGTTTGGTAATTCCTTTATATTTAAGATACTCACGCAGTCTAGTCTTTGCGTTTTCGTTTTCGCTTACCTTTATAGGTGAAGAGATGAACATTTCCCCCATTCCCGTCCTAATATAACTTGGATTTACCTGCGGAAATTTTCTCGTTATAGCTTGCAAGCTTTTGGAAGATACACGATTAGTTATACGGCTGACGAAGCCATGTCCTAAGCCAACGGTATCCTCGAATTTTTCATTTGAAGTGTAACCCAAAGCAATGATTACAGCCTTCAGTCTTTCGTATGCACTATTCATAACCTAAAATTTAATACGCAGTAAGCGCATGTGTAACTTAATTTATGTAAATATTTAGAGCTTAAAGATAATAAAGGTTAATATAGTATATTTAAGCACTATTTTATTTGCATGTTTGCAATACTTTTCTTATCTTTGCACTCGAAAACATTAAATATGTTGCAAATATACATAAATATATCGTAACTTGCAAGAAATTTAATATATTTTTTGTAATATTACATAAAAAGGTGAGACACACCATAAAAACTGTAGAAAGAATATGTCATTAAGCGAGATTAAGCAATTAGTATCAGTCGCATTTCAAGCGGGACGGATGGATGCCCAATTTGAAATGGGGTTGCGTTCCGACAGGATACGCAGAAAGGATGCCGAATGCTATCTCGCATCAAAAGGATTCGAAAAGCAGATGATTGACAAATGGGTCAAGAATAGGTTAATGAAAGAATATGTAGGTGATAGTAAGAACTCACCTAGATATTATTCTCTCAAAGAAATCAATGAACTTGTTGTTTCTTGTCAGATAAAGAAAATGATTATTTAAAATATACGACTATGGCAGAGAATAAGGCAGCGAAGCCTGTAGAAGGGCAGAGCGAAGAAATTAAGGATTATGAGTTTCGCCTCCTTGATGCGGATGAGATAGAAGTCCGTGTCGGTCAAGGTGGTAATCAGAAGTCACCGGACTGGTGTTCCTTGTTGCTTTACAAGGACGCAAGATGTGATATGAGACGATTAGATGAGAAGTTCGGCATCTATGGTTGGAAACGTAAGCATGAGCTTATTGGTCAGAACCTCTTTTGTACGGTTTCCGTTTATAAAGAAGGTATCGGTTGGATAGATAAGCAAGATGTTGGTACGCCAAGTAACACCGAAGCCGTTAAAGGCCAAGCTAGCGACTCTTTCAAGCGTGCATGCTCTTGTTTAGGTATCGGTCGAGAATTGTATACTGCTCCCAAGAAGATATTCATCAACCTCAACCGAAACACCGAATATTCTCAAAGCGGAAAGTTGAAGACAATTTTCCATTTTGGATATGTAGGTTATACAAACAGATGTATTGCCAAACTTATTATTCAAGATGAGAATAACATTGTGCGTTGGTATTGCGGCATGACAGAACAAGAAGTTCTTGAATGGATGAATGAGCAGAAAGAAGTATATGGTTACTCTGAACCAGCCCCAAAGAGCGAGGAAGAAAAAGACGAAAATCTTAATGAGCAAAAACAATATGCTTATCCACAATTGCAACAAGCTCAAATTTGGGAGGACGTAGATAGAGTTTGGAACGGATTCCCAGACCTTCAGAAGTCCGAAGAGTTTAAACGCAAATGTGCATTACGAAAGATGGAACTCGCACAGAGCAAGAAGGATTTAAAAGCAGTTTATGATGCTTATCCCGAATATCAAAAGAATGCAGAGTTCTTAGCTAAGTTGACACAATTTAAATCAAGATTAGTATGATACAATTGAATAACAGTGGAGTTCTTTATGAGGACTCCACACATCAATACTTTTATGATGGTCGTGAATTAAGTGGCATTACAGGTATGCTTCATCAGTATGTATTTCCCAATATGTACTCTAACGTAAGCGAAGAGGTATTGAAGAAAGCTGCCGAAAAAGGCACTATTATCCATGAGCAGGTAGAGTTGTTTGCTTCATTGGGTATTGAGCCAGCCTCAGAGAGTGTCAAGGATTTTGTCGCTTATATCAAGAAGAATGGATATGAGATTATAGGTAGCGAATATGTCCTTCGAATCGGAGAAGACCATGCAAGTGCAATCGACTTGGTGATGCACAAGGATGATGCACCGGACGATGAGGTTGAGATTTGGGATATTAAGGGTACTTATTCCGTTAATAAGGAGTATGTGCGTTGGCAGAACTCGATGTATAAGTTCGGTTTCGAAACATTGAATCCTCATCTGAAGGTTACACGTATATGTTGTATGTGGTTGCGTGATGACGAGAAGCGTGGAACAATCTGTAAACTCATCCCATTAGGCAAGCCAAGACCTGCGAGTGATGTTAAAGAATTGTTCCGATGCGAGAAAGAAGGTCGTTTGTATAATGATGATACAAAAACACCTTATTACATTATAGATAACGAAATCGCACTCATTGACGTTCAAGAGCGCATTGCTAAATTGCAAGAACAGGAAAAGGAGTTGAAGGCAGCTATCTTTGATGGTATGTCAAATGACAACCTCACATCTTATAAAACTTCAATTTACACTTATTCCTTGAAGTCTGCTTCTGAGAGGGTTACGTTAGACACGAAGGCTTTTGATGCGGATGACGAAGAAGCTTACAACCATCTATTGAAAAAGTATAAAAAGGTAACTAAGGTAAAGCCTAGTTTGACCTTGAACAGAGTTGGATAAATTATTGTTTTATTAAATATTTTAAGTTATGGCTAATAGTTATAAAGGTAAGATTGTTGCTATCGAAGGCATTCAGTCTATTCAGAGACAAGGTAAAGAACCATTTGAAAAGAGACGTTTGATGCTTGATGCAACACGTTTCGATGGTTTGACAGGTGAACGTGGCTACGAAAAGCGCATCATCTTTGAATTCAGTGGTAAGAATGTACATGTACCGGATGGTTTTAATGTCGGGGATATTGCTGAAGTATTCTTTGACGTTGAATCATATCAAGGAACAAAGAAGGATGGCACAACAGACTGGTTTACATCTGTTCGTGGCTACAAGATGCAAAAGATTGAAGCACAGAACAATGCGCCACAAGGTGGCATGCAAGCTGCTGCTAATAATCCTTTTCCACCACAAGCTCCAGCCGCAGGTTCAGCACCAATTCCACCAGCACAGCCGAGTGGCACTAACACATCTGATGCGCCATTTTAAACTTATTATGGTGGAGAATTAATTTTCTCCACCTTTCATTAAAGAAAGATGGTATATAATATGTTGAATCCGGTCGAGCTTGAAAAGTTCGAGGAACGAACCAGGGCTATGATAACCAAAGCCAAGAAACTACAAGGTGATTATTATAATGAGAAGTTCTTTGTTGTTGACCTTAAAGAGAGGCAACAATCTAGGACAATCCAACAGAATGCTTATCTGTGGGTAACAATCACTTACGTAGCTATCGAAGAAGGATATACTAAGGACTATATCGAACAAGAGTTCAAACGTGTAAATAAGGATGTTTTTCTTAGGGAGCGTGAGAATAAACAAGGTAAGGCCTTCCAATATTGGAGGCACATACCAGACCTTGACAAAGAAGAAATGTCTTTATGTATAGACCGATGGCTTCATCATTGCTCTATGGAAAGAGGATTATACATACCTACTCCACAAGACCATGCTTATATGGTATGGCAGACACAAGTGGAGAGGCAAGCAGAATTAAATAAAGAGTTTTTATAGGATGCTTGGTGTCGTAGCTCAGTTGGATAGAGCAAATGTTTCCTAAACATTAGGCCGTGAGTTCAAGCCTCACCGATACCACATTCTCTAACATAAAAAGAAAGAATATGAAATCATTAACAGGAAAGTATTTTATCGTAGGTGTTCGTTATGAGAAAACTCTAGAAGACGGAACGAACGCTAAAACTACAGAGCAATATGTTGTAGATGCCTTGTCATGGTCAGAATGCGAGGCTAAGACTACAGAAGAAATGGCGGTATACACAAATGGTGATATGGAGATTGTCACTATGAAGAAAGCAGGTTTCTCTGAGTTGTTCCTTTCAGAGGTAGATAGTGAGGATAAATACTACGATTGCAGTATTAACATGATTACTATTGACGAAAAATCTGGCAAGGAGAGGAAGACCAAGGTTCGTTATCTTGTGCAGGGTGATACCATTGAGAAGGCTCGTAAGAATGTAGATGAGATTATGGGTAAGACTATGATTGATTACAATATTACAAGCCTTAAGGAAACATCAATCATGGATGTTTTCTTGCATATGGGTAAACCAAAGGAGTAAGGCTTTTATTATTTAATTAGTTTGAAATCCCCCTATGGGGTGGTGCTGCTTAGTTCAATGGTAGAACGTCCGCCAAAATCGGAAAAAGGTTGTGGGTTCGACCCCCACAGCAGCAACTATGACTTTTGGTTTGATAAAGGATAAAGATTATGGGATATTATGATAGATTTAACAAAGGAGGAAAGAAGCCTAAACACCAAAGGAGCGAGAAGCAAAAGTGGGTTGACAAACTAGATAGGCTTATGTCGGTTTATATCCGCATGAGAGACTCTAGAGAGTTTCACTATAAGTACTTCAGATGTATCAGTTGTGGACGAATATTGCCAATCGACCAAGCCGACAATGGGCATTATTGCGGACGAACTCATATGAGTTTGCGCTTTGATACACGTAATCAGAATGCGGAATGCAAACGATGCAACAGATTCTCTTCTGACCATCTTATCGGTTATAGAAAGAATTTAGTAATGAAGCTTGGAAGATTGGCTTATTTGCAAAAGCATCCTCACGTTCCTTTAGATATGGAAGAAGTAAAGCGGCTCGGAGAACAACAAGTCGATTTACTGGAAGTAATGAAGCATCAAGCAAAGAATTGGTCGGTGTTTGAATTACAGGAACTCTATAAATACTATGCGGCTCTAATTCTGAAAATGAATGAAGAAAAAGATAATCAATAAGGTTTAAATAATGTTATAGCCGTAATAATAGACACTAATTTGTTTGCATTATTAAATTATTCTTCGTACCTTTGCAATCGTCTTGGTGAGACACACCATAAAAACTGTAAGGTCATTTTTCTATTGGCTTTTGTTATGCATAAGACTTGTGCATTCCTATATAGTAACAAAAGTGATTTCATATTATTTGTGAAATGAAGTTTAAATTAAGACCATATCAAGAAGAGGCAAGCAAGAAGGCGGTTGAGTTTTTCTTGGATAAGAAGAAAAACTGGAACGCTCTGGAAGTGCTCCCTACTGCATCGGGCAAATCATTGATTTTGGCAGATATAGCTGCTAGGCTCAAAGATAAAGTGCTTGTGTTTTCTCCTACTAAGGAAATTTTGGAACAAAACTACAAGAAGTATTGTTCTTATGGATTTGATAATGCCAGCATCTATTCCGCTAGCTTTAAATCAAAAGAAATCAGCGATGTTACTTTTGCTACAATTGGTAGCGTGAAAGGACATCCCGAATTGTTTACTGACTTCAAATACATATTGATTGATGAGGTTCATTTAGTGAAACCTGAATCCGGCATGTATAAGGAGTTTCTTGATAAATTAAAGAGCAAGGTCATAGGTCTAACCGCAACACCATTCCGTCTGTATTCCTATCAGAACTATGGTAGCATACTGAAGTTTCTGACAAGAAGTAGAGACAAGATTTTCAAGGAGCTTATTTACTATGTTCAAGTTGAGGATATGGCAAAGAACGGATATATCTGTCTGCCAAACTATTACTCTTGTCCACCGCCACAATGGAATGAAGGTAATTTGCAGCTAAATTCAACTTGCCGTGATTATACAGACCAAAGTGTAAAACAAGAATATGAACGTGTGGATTTGTACGGATGGCTAGTTAGTGTTGTCAATAGATTACTTAATCCGAAACGAGGTGGACAACGTAAAGGCATCTTGGTTTTTACCAAGTTCGTTAAAGAAGCTCAGATGCTGACCTATTCCATACCTAACTGCGAAATGGTCTGCGGAGAGACACCTCCTAAAGAACGTGAGGCTATCATCGAGCGTTTCCGCAATGGGCAGACTAAGGTACTGGTAAATAGCCAAATCTTGGTCGTAGGCTTTGACTATCCGGAGTTAGATACTGTAGTGTATGCAAAGCCAACACGCTCTTTAGCGCAATACTATCAAGTTGTAGGAAGACTTCTTAGGCTATCGAAAGGAAAACAACCTTGGTTTGTTGACCTTTGCGGTACTTATGATAGATTCGGAAAAGTTGAAGACTTGAAATTGCTAGACCAAAACGGCAGAGGGAAGTGGGTAATAATGAGTGGAAATAAACAATTAACAAATGCATTTTTTTAAGATATGATAGTAAAATTAGACGAAAAAGCGTGTAGCTTGGATGCTGATGAATTAGTCGCTTTCGTACGTCTTTCATTTAATGCTGACAAAGACGGATATGTGTATGGGAGCAACAAAGAATTATCGGAAAAGACAGGTATGTCGGTGGCAAAGACAAAAAAAGCTATTGATGGACTATTTGAGAAACAAATGTTATCTATCGGTAGCGGAAAAGTCTTTATTTGGAAGCATGAAGACAACATAGAATTTGCTGAAGGTGAAGAATCTAAACCACACAAGAACGAACCTGAACGAATAGCATTGAACAACGTCCCTAGTGTACAACAAGTGGATGATAAAGCAAAGAAGGTTTGCGAATATTTCAATAAGGTTATCGTTGGAAGAGGAATGCCTCTTGTTCATGCCCTGACTTCGAAGAGAAAGTCAATGATTAATTCACGGCTTAAAGAATATGGGAGTGAGCAGATGAAGTTGATGATTGACAAGGCGGCAGCATCTTCATTCCTTAATGGTAGTAATGGATGGATGGCGAGTTTTGATTGGATTATGAGACCAAATAATTTTGTTAAAGTATTGGAAGGAAATTATGATGATAGAAAGCAAGGGACTAATAAAGACGCAGAGCAAGGCTATTACCAAGAATCAGCCGACCTCGTGCAGCGCCTCAATCAACAGAGAAAAGCAACGAATATTCAATGAGTACGGAACATTCGATAACGTTCTAATGTCTTTCTCTCCATCAAGCCAAGTAGGTAGTAAGATGCCAATCGGGAAAGCTTTTAAAAGCAACGCACCAACACTTACCTATCTTGACTTGTGTTATGGAGAAGGAAGTGCAATAACATGGCTTGTAGCATGGGTTTCTGATGTCTATGGTATTTGTGGCTTTGTAAATAATGAGGCTACTGACAATATCAAGATAATGACTGCAAATGCTATAAAGGATGAGTATTATTTCCTTAATCTGAACGAGCTGATTACTTTCTTCAAGATGTTTATTGCCGGAAAGTTTGAGAAATTCTACAAGAAGCCAAATCCGCAAGTTATAACAAAGAGCTTGAATACTTTCTGTTCCCATCGTATAGATGCCATAAAAGCAGTAGAGGCAAATATACAGAAAGAGAAAGAGGCTAAAGAAGATGAGGCTATCAAGCAAAATGCCATCACTTATGAAGAATGGGCGGCAAGAAAAAAAGCTAAGGGCGAGGAAGTTAATATAGAACTTATCGAAGACGAGAAAGGCAACAAGATTTTTCGGGTAAAAGCTCCTAAAGCTGATGTTAGATTAGACTCAGCTTATATGATAGTCAAGAATACAACAAATGCAGATTTTAAGGCTATATGCAAGCTAAGAGAATGTTTCGTTAAGAAATATGGTATAGACCCATACGACTTGATTAGAAGTTTAGGGAATAAAAAACTTAGAGAATATGAAGAAAGAAGAAATTGTCAAGGCAATCATTAAGAACCTTAGAGATGTAAATGGCAAAAAGTTCCGCAAGGATGATGTTCAAGCCATTGTGAATTATTTCATAGACCTCACAAAGCAATCGTTGCGCAACAGAGACCGTGTTATGATACGCAGCTTTGGAACATTTGTGGTACGACATAAAAATCCCAAGCAAATTAATTGCGTGCGAACAGGAGAGAAAACGATGACAAGGGAGAAAGACCATGTGGCTTTCATTCCTTCTAATGATTTTGACTTAGATTCAATAGTATAAAATGGAGATAGCAGAAATAGAACAGATTATAGAGGCTTGCAACTTTGATGTTGCTAGCCAGACCCAAAGAGCAGAAACATTCAACGTAATTGACGCTATTGTAGAAATGCGCAAATACGAAGGTCGTTTCAACGCCAAACGTTGGGAATATGAAAATGTTAATGGACGTGGTACGATAGAAATATATTCTAAACTCGTTGCCGGAACTCTAGAGGACAAATTAGCAGAGTTTGCTATTATATTATTCTCAATGGCCAATAAGTACAAGATGAATGTCAAATCGTTGAGGCTAGACCCAGATTCAATGAGAGACCGTTCCTTTGAAGACTTGATGATGTCTATGCTGAAGATTGAAATGACACATTACCGAGTGTTCAAGAAGATAATAATCTTGATTGGCATGCTTTGCGGATATTGCATGATGAATGGTATTGATTTGTTGTGGTTCGTTAACAAAAGACTTTTGATAAACATTAAATAGGCTAAAATATGAAGAAGTTAAAGTTAGTTTTTACGAGTACGGATTTCGCATCTTATACGAAGAGTACTATGAGTATGTTATGCAAGGTTCTTTTACGAATTCCTTACCTTGTACTTGTAGGCATAGTTAGTACAACATGCTGGGTTGCTAAGTGTATTGTAAGGTTCTGCAAGGAGTACACAAAGGCAGCGGTAATTATCGGTTTTGTTCTTTGCTTTATGGCTATGTTTGTTGAGTTTGTCTATTTTAAGATTCAACTTGCAAAGAGTTCGTATCAGACAAGTGAACTTATAAAGCGGAACTATGAGCTGGAGCAGACCGACAGATACGATTTAGGCTTCCATGATGCAATGGCAAAGAACAGAGAAATGCTTACACAAAAGATTGAACCATGACAAACGAATTCAATGATGCGTTTACGAGAGCACAAGCTTTGCAGAGGAGGTTTAATCCAGCTTACATGAACTCCTTTTCGATAGCAATTAAATATGATAGCTATTACGAGGAATACATGGAGATTGAATTGAGAACAGATAATGATAAGTTCTTTATTTCTACATTGACATGCGTTTACGAAGAGGATTATACACTAAGATTAGACGAATTAGAAAAAACAATAGATAAATTATTAACAGATGAAGACAATGAATAAAAAAGTTATTTTTGTAAGCCTGTTGGATATTATAAGTATTCCATCGGGTAACGAGCATCCTGTAGATATTACGGATTTTCAGCTAAAGCACGATTTCTTTAGAGCGTTGCAAGCTGATAATAATATAGTCCGTGTCAACATCTTAGGATATGACAAGAACCAAGTAATGTATTCAAGCGATATAACATTCAAGAAAATGGTATCGGTTATTTCATACGAAATTGCTATGTATACAGTTAATGCGGTAGTTCCATATTGCTCTACTGATAATATTGATGATACTTTTGTTGATGCTGCAAAAAGCACCGAGAGTATAGAGTTTCTCAAAGACAAATCTAATTGGCTGATTATTGGGAACGATGATCTGGCTGATAAATTTGGGGTTGACAATATAACAATGGAGGATTTCGTCAATGGAGAACTTGGAGAATATTCTGAAGGAGCTAAGACAGCAGAAAAGAGATAAACATATTAAACCGGAAATCTTGACCTTAGCAACCATAAAGAATAGGTACGGAAAAGACCCGTTACCTGAGTTGCGTAATTTATGGGCAAAAGGACTGGTTAAGAATTGTAGAACTTTAAATGATTTAGGCTTTATATACAATGGATAAGGAGTTAATAAAAAAGTTAGTTGCACAAGGCAAGGCTTATGTACTTGACTTGCGAGGTGGTAGTGTTCCTTATAAGGAAGGTAATGCAGCGGCAGTTGATTTTTACTGCCCACAAGATGTTGTGTTGAATATGCCTTGGGTGAAAATGGGTAGAGGTCACATCAACCTACATTTAGGAATTGAACTTCCTAAAGATGTTGGTTTGGATATTCGTTCACGTTCCGGCTTTACTGACAAAGGTATGGAAGTTGATGTGGCCTTTATTGGCAAGAACGAAACACAAGTTGGTTACATGACTAATGTTAGAGCGGACATTGATATTTGTCTAGGTTTGGTCGATGAAGACTATAGAAACGATATTGGTGCGCTTTATAGAGTTAATTCCGACCGTTATATGCCGACAAAGGATAGCAAATTCAAACTAGATTCAGATTACGAATATTATGTTTTCGTAGTCAAGAAAGGCACTCGTGTTTGCCAGGGCGCATTCCGCAAGGTAGAAAATCCAGATTGCATACTTGGAGAGTTGAATATGGAAAATAATCGTGGAGGAGGATACGGACATGGTGAAACAAAATAACAATGGGTGTTGCGAATATGCTAACAAGTATATCTTTGTGATAAGACGTTTGGCAGACATGATTGAATGCAAGGATAATGCCGCTTTCGTATCATCTCTAAGGGAGGACTTCGGAAAGCTCGGATTATTTTCAAGCGCAGCCAATTTCCTTCGTCTTATGTATGAGATACGAGCATCTTCTAAAGACAAAGAAACCTTACGAAGCCATATCAGCGTAATGGCGATGGAAGCCTTGCTTACGCTCTCTTGGTATATTGTTTCAGATTATAACGACATCATCGAATCGCAAATCGAATTGTTCAAAACCAAAAATAAGCGGTATGGAAACGCATTTTCGGAATGTTTTGCTAAAGATGGTTATCCGTATGCCTTCGGTCATTTGCAAGAGAAGATTAATCGTATTTGCTCTTTGCTGACTTTGAACGAGGATGCTAAAGAAGAGCCTGTCCTAGACAGCTATAAAGATTTATTGGGGTATTGTATTTTAACGCTTATCGAAATAAAATGAGATACCGAATAACAAGAATAGAAAAAGTTATCAATGGGCAGAGTTCATTTGAGCACTGCTCGTTGATAGTTTCTAACATAGAAAAGTTTAGGAAACAAATAGATGCAGACGAGGTTAACTTCGTCTATGAAATGTTGGATTAAAAATAGAAAAGAATGAAAGAACCAGACATTGAAATGAATCTAAAGAAAATCATGGAACGCATAAAATGGATTAGAGAAACTAAGGCCATCTTATCCAAGGAAGAAATAAGTCTTTCCATTCCATTGATGCAAGACTTATCGCAAGTAGGCAATATTTACGATAAGTTTATGAGCTATCATGCCGGACGAAATTCCACAATGGTACGCAAGCAATTTATCTTTGTTATTCTTTATCTTTATTCTCCTAGTGCCCTTGGCGGTTCTAAGATGAGAAGAGGGTTAAGAGAAAAAATTGCTAAGGTTTTGGGGTGTACATGTTCTAATGTAAGCCATGATTACAAAAACATCAGTTTCTATTATGTTACTTACCGAAGTTTCCGTAATGACGTGAATGAGATATTGGATAAGTTATTAATAGATTTGGGTTTAAAAGAGATAGGGGAAGAATAGATTCCCCTACCCTTTATAAAAGCAATCGCAACTCTTGTTTAATACCAAGCTTTTTTGACTCTTTATTAAAAAACTCTAATTTACGTTTTACTTTATCTTTAAATTCCTCGAACAATGCAATTAGAGCCTCTTGCTCGGTATCAAAAAGTGATTCCTCTCTAATTTTATGCTGTTTAGTTCGTTCACAATAGTCGGGCTTGTATCTATAATCTATCCACCAACCCGAAGAATTAAATTCATTCCCCTCGAACCAAGATACGTTGCAGCATCCCTTTACTATACAGCGTTGTGGGGATTCAAACCATTCATCAATATACCAAGCAATATCACCATCCTTATATTTTGGAATGGGTCTTTCCTCTTTATTTGTATATTTATATTTTTCCATATTGCTAATGAGTTACAACTTCCAAATACTTCAACTTTGCGAATCGGTATGAATTGTATATTTTTACATACGTACATACTCTTGGAGTAAAGGTAGAAATACAACCATCAAAGTTATCAAATCCTAAGATGATATATTTCTTATCAAGATACCCTGCCACATATGCGCCAATATCCTTGCCTTTAAAAAGAACTCGCTCACCTATATGAGCCTTACAAAATTCCTCGTTTGTCATACGCTATCGCTATTTTAGTTCATCAAAGTCAAGCCACTCAATCTTATCGTAGCACTCGTACAGAACTTCTATACGCTGTGTTCCGTCTCCTCTTGTGACAACCCATATATCGTCACTCATTGCTCCATAATGAAGAGCCGTAGGATTTACGCCACCTCCACTATATCGGAACATTACCCACTTTCTTAAAGGTGGCTTATCTTCTTTTAGGTCGTGCCATAATGATGCAGCATTCACGTAAGGAACGTTTTCTGTATCACAATCAGTAACACCAACCTTCTCTGTACTAAATGTTACTCCATCTAATTCATTGTAATCTACCTCATCTTCGTTGCTACAGATGTTGAGATAAATCTTCTTAGGTAAATTCTTTATTTTCATATCCCTTAAACTTAATTTATGAATATTTACCAATTCCAAATGTCAGCGTATCTTTCATCTGGTGGTGTTTTAATCTTTGGAAATATAGGAGTATTGCTGATAACACGATGGTCGCAACTTCCTGTACTTCCACTAGTAAGTGGCTCTCCGTTACAGACTAATCTATATTTACATTCATCACATTGTATGTAATTCATATCACTTAAATTTAATGATAAAAAACTCGGTATCAAGCCACTTGTCGGGGCATAAGCCTTCCTTAGGTTTGCCGATGGTGATACTCTCAATCTCCTTTTCGATTCGTGGACTATCCTTGCGGTAGCCATTAATGAAGAGGACGTGGGTGTATGGCTTGTATTCCGGCTCACCTGTCACACAACAATAACCGCCGTACTCATCAAAAAGCACTTCGCCGCCTTCGACTTGCTGGTTTACAAGTCGGGATGCCCAATACGGCTTTATCTCCCGATACTCCTCGGTCTTTTCGCCTGCCACAATCATATCGAACCACTGCTTGCTGACGGATAGGGTCAATACTTTCTTTTCCATACTCAGAATGTTTTAATCATTATGTTACTGTCTCTTCTTAACTCAGCCATAAACTTTCGCTTGTCCATTAGGTTCGGCTTGTAGTCCGTCTTATGGCATCCACACTGACCAACACGAAACCAATAGTCTATCTTTCCGAAAGGAACAGGCTTGGCGTTTGCGAAACTATACTTCTTTTTCATTCTTCATCTTTTTTTCTTAAAAATATGTAACCATTCCCTGTATATACAGGTCTGAGGGCATAAACTCTATCTAAATACTCTATCATCTTTGCTTCACGTTGCGAAGAGAAACGTGGGCACTGACAGAACTCGTCCGTGTCGTTAAAGTCGTATATGACTTGCATAATTTTGCGTACTATATCATCTTCACTCATTCTTCCACCTCCTCCCAGTCTGTTGCAAGAATATCATCCAAGGAGAAGAAATGCCAATAATGTGGTACAACATGGGTGAATGATTCTATGGAACTTTGTTGGTACAAGATGGATATTTCTTTATACTTGTTTATAGACAAACTAAAATAACAGCCGTTTCTTCTCACTTTCTTTCCCTCCTTCATTCTTCTCAGAGCCTCCGAGAAGTCAAATGTTTCCTTGCTCATTATAATTTTGCTTTAAAGTTGTAAATTGGTTTAATAACATCAATGACATCAACCGTAGGTTTGATTAACTCAACAATCTCTTCGGTTGGCTTGTATGCCATAGGTGCTTCATCAATGGTTTCTTCACAAACTGATGTGGAATAAATACCATTCATTTCATTCTTGTAAGAATCCATAGATAACTCTTTCTTTGCCTGTGTACGAGACATTAATCTACCTGCGCCATGAGGGGCAGAGCATAGCCAATCTTTGTTACCTTTTCCCTTGCAGATAAGAGAACCATCACGCATATTCATTGGGATAATGACTACCTCATCCTTTTTTGCACTGATAGCTCCCTTTCGCAATATACCCTTGTCTGTATCTATATAGTTATGAATGGTTGTAAAAGAATACTTATCTGAATTAGCATCAATATCTACACCTAAAGCATTTACAAGTCTGTTGGCGATAATCATTCTGTTTTGTTCAGCATATTTTTGAACTATGCGCATATCATTGAGGTAGTCATTGAGCAAATCACCTTCCAAGTAAGAAAGTTCCTTGCTTATATTTTTAGTACCTAATGATTTAATAACACTCTGTATCTCATTTTCTCTGCCTTCGCTTTTTAGCTTGGCAATAACCTCCGACTTATCGGCAGCCTTCTTGTGGCAATACTGGTAAGCAAGGTTTTGGTAATAGTTGCATACCCTAACACCAAGGTTTCTACTTCCTGTATGTATCACAAGAAACTTCTCTCCTTCTTCATTTGCATCTAACTCAATAAAGTGATTGCCACCGCCAAGACTTCCAACAGAACGATATACTATTTCCATACTGTCAAGACAATCCCAAGCACGGAATTTGCCAAACATACAACCATCAACCAATCCGTTTATGTAGGCTGATACTTCTCCCTCGTTGACATTAAAACCAGACGGAATCAACTTATTGACTGCTTCATCAAATTTCTGCAAGTCAATATTAACTTTACCAAGTCTAACGACTTTCATTCCGCAACCTATATCTACTCCTACGGTGTTAGGAACTACTCTTTTGTCCAGCTCTATCACCGTGCCAATAGTACAGCCTTTACCTGCGTGACAATCTGGCATTATTCTTATTTCACAACCAGAGTAAGCATCGCTATTGGATAGAACTTCTATCTGCTTGATAGCTTCATCTTCTATTGTCTTTGCAAAGACCTTTGTAAACTCATTCATATCTCATTTCTTTTTACTTGTTAAACTTATCGCCTTGGTGATTCTATGGTCTTTTTTACCAACAAAACCATAGCATATTTTGTACTCAAAATCTCTTAATCTTCTGTACCAATAATCACTTGCCGTACTTAGATGACGAGCTTGCTTCATTATCTTCTTTGCCAACCTAATCTTCATACACCAACCAACTTTCCAACCAAATGATGGACGTGCTTATCGAAAGCAATTCCATACTTAAACATTTCCTCAAAAAGCATAAGACGTTCCTCGTTGGTAGCCAACCGAGTAGATTTCTTTTTATCCTCGGTCATTGTAAAATGAGAGCCTACCATTAAATTCTTATTTTCCTTGTGAAGATAAAGATAGCAGAAGAGATTGTGACACCATGGTTTCCAACGCTTACATAACACAATCCAATTATTATTTATCACAACTATATTGCCTTCAGCAACAATATCTTCAAACATATTATTTTCCATACGCTACTTCTTTTTACGACAAGGGCAACTTTCTGCGTGAACAACGCAAACACCATGTTTCGTGTCCACAACCAGATAATCGTGTCCTTCCTCAGTGAATACTGACATACCAATCTTCTTTGCAGGTTCATTGCTATTAGCCAAAGAGCGAATGCCCTCAAAAATCAATGCTCCTACAAACAAACACAAGACAAACCAAACGGCTGACTTGATTAAGTTTAAAATCTTATTCTTCATACATTCTATTATTCCATATATTCATACACTCAACGAACTCTTCGACTTCTTCAATACTATTCAATATAATAGTAATGCTCCCATCTTCGTTCCAATGCTGATTACTTACATCTACCATAGTTTTATCCTACTTCTCCTTATCGAATTTATTGCCAACTCTTTCTATCTTACCAATTTCCAGAACTTCTGAAAGCCAATAAAGAGGTTCATTTCCGCTGACTACCATAAAAGCATAGTTCTCTTCTGACCAAATCACTTCGCCTATAGGCTTATACCCTACGAAATGTATTAGGTCGTGTTCAAACAATTCTTTACCTTCACAATCTGTCAGCCCTGTGTACTGGCAGACTGTTGAAGGGTCAACCTCTGATAAGTAAAGACAATTTCTTAATATGTCAATCGTTCCATTTTCATTATGTACTAAATCACCTTGTACCCAAGTTCCATCCAAGGTACTCTTTGCCTTAAACTTTATATTTTCTATTTTCATAAGTTATAATACTTCTTTTTCAAATTCACTTTTCGGAACTCTGTAAGATGTACTATGCCATTCACACTCATCATCTTTACCTATAACATATTTGGCAAGCGTATCTCTCAATGCCTTATAAGCTAAAGTGTTGTGACGAATCTGAATACGTATAAAGTTCTCATTATCACACATTGTAAGTGGTGATTGATTATTCATATACACCTTGCCTTTCTTGCCAAGGTTACTTCCGTTGTAACGTTGGTAGAAATATCCACTAGCCTTATGTTTGATTCTGTAAGGTTTTGTCATAACTATTCTTTTTTAAGTTCTACTGCCTCATCATCCCAAGATAATTCCCTTCCGATGAGATTCTTGATACTGCCTTTAGGTAGTTCTATACATTTGCAAGAACCATAATCGTCTCTCCAGCTATATACAGCTTTGTGAGGCTCTGTTTCAAATATAAGTTCTGTACCAAAACTATTAACACATACCCATGCCATAGCTATTCCTCCTTATCTTTTATTTTCTTAATCTCATTGTATAATTCCATAAGTTGTTTCTTGTTAACCCATACATCTTTGTTGAGGTCAATAAAGAAACCATATATAGAATACAATTCACCCTTGTCGTGTTTGTGTATTTGAATCATAATCTATTCCTCCGTTTTTACACCGAATGGAGTTCCGTCGGCAAAGGTGCGAATTTCAAACACTTCTTTAAAAGTACATGTACCATCATCATAAACTTCGACAAAACCGCTTGAATCTATATTTTCAATTACGAATTTACTACCATTTCTGTCTTTTACCCACCCGAATGGCTGATGCTTTTGCATTTCTTGCCAGCACTCTTTTGCATCCTTGAAAGGACGGTACTCAGACTCAGGTTCTAGATTTGGCTTAATGCGATACTCTTTATTGCCATTAAACTCTATAACCTTTATTTCTGCCCATTCATTCGGAACGTTCTCATCTTCTATGGCACTTGGTTTGGTTCTACACTCAATTACCATTCCTTCTGCAAATGCTTGCAGAATAGGATAAAATTCTTTAGCTTGATTTCTGTCCATAATTTAGTCCTCCAACTCTATATTGTGTTCTTCTGCGAAACTATCTTCTGCCTCTTCGCAAAATTGACCTTCGCAAAGTGATTCTGGGAGTACCCTGCTAGTATAATACTCTCGGTGGCATAACTCACAGATTTCATTTCCATAATTATTTCTTAACTCTTCTCTAGTCATTACTCATTTTCCTTTCTAACTAAATAGTCATACATAGGCTTGCGGTTTCTACGATATTCATTACATATCTTTTCTGCCTCTTCCTCTGTATCGCAAGTTGCAATAACTCTATCGGGATATGTATCCCAATATCTAACTACTTTAAATTTTGTCATAATCAATCCTCCAATAATTTAAACTCGGCAATAGAGTGATAAAAATCACCATTGCCATATACGTCACAACTATATGATTTACAATTAACAGAAACCTCAAAATAGTTACCATCATCGTGTGTAATCTCTACTTCATTTGGTAGGATATTTTCCTTGAAGTACTCAGCAGATTGGATATTATCCATAGGCTCTTCAGTCATAAAGGTTACACACTTTTCGTTGATTATATCTTCTATAATCATAGGCTAATCCTCCAATTTTTCAATAGGTTTCCAATGAGTGATATTGAACGCAATAGCACAAAGAAATCCATTTTCATCTGTATTCCAACCTTTGCATTTAGTTCTACTTGTCTTCAATACAATTTTAGGAGTTTCTTTATTTGTTACCAAAACGCTTTCATCGTAAGGAGGCAACCCATCCTCAACAGATACCCAGTCTGACTTGGAGAGTTCTTCCAAAGCTTCTTTCAAACAACAAATGCAATTATTCAAATATGTCTGTCTATTTTCATATTTGCGTAAAATTGCTAAATGTTTTGCTTCTTCTATCAGCTCTTTAACTTTCTTCTTATCCATAGTTACAAATTAAAATATTCACGTATCTGCTCACCTGTCATGCGATATACCTCAGATATTCGGCAGTCTCTAATTGAGCTATCCCAGGCACTGGTATGTTCATCATTACAACTACCATCAGCAACACGCTCTACGGCTTCTTCTGGCCCTGTTGCAAAGCCAACGCTTAGAAGTTCCTTTTCCTCGTCACTAAGCCCTTTTCCTTCCAAAGCAATATTTAGAGCGGTTTGCAACTCGTAATGAGCTTTATCTGAATAGCCTATAGCCTTACCAATATGACTATTGATTGATTTCTCTTTCTTATCCATACTTCCATTTTCTCTTCTTCCCCCCCTCCCTGTTGCCAAGTAGAGGGTGGTTAGTTACTTTGAGTTGTGCCCCAACTCTTTGCCAATTTCATATAATCCCTTTTTAAGAAGGTTGCTTATCAATCGCATTCCTTCTGCTGTATAAGCATTAATCTTTAACCCATTAAAATATACAATATTGTTTCTATATTCCAATTTTAACTCTGACATAATATCTTTATCTTCCATATTACTTATATTTATATCCTATAAAGGATGATTAATCTTTATAAGTATTTGCATCTAAATCAATAGCTACAAATCCCATTGTAGTACTAGGAATTCCGTTATGAACCACACTTCTATTTTCGGAAAAAAGAACTACTGCGTGTTTGCGACCTTTAATGTCTGGTATTTCGTATCTTTCATACGAATGTCTATTACTCATAATCTATCTATTTATATCCTTTGCAGAATGGTTAGTTACTAAATCTCATCAAACTCTTTCTGAAATCTCTGTCTTGTTTCATTCAGAAGCTGCTTGAATTTTGTTTTAAACTCTTCATCACACTCTGAAAGCCCACAAATAGCATCAGCAAGACTACTACGCATTGATTTTGGAGAAATATTTAAGAGTTCATTTACTTTAGGAATTAAACTCTTGGCTAAGATATTTGCTCTTTCTAATTTTTCTGTATTCATATTACTACTATTTATGCCCGAAGGCGGTTAAACAATCAATTCATTAAATTTTCAACCACATTTGACAGCTTCCTTGCTTTGTCTTGCAAGAACTTAGGAAGATTATCAAAATCAGAAGGCTTTAATCTTACGATACACAATATACCTTTTGCTGTCAGTATTGATAGAATAAACAATAATACGACCATTGCGTATATAGGAAACTTTATAATTGCTATTATTCTTTTCATACCTACACCTCCATTTCTGAGTTAAGTCCTAGCCCGAATAGAATGTGTTGAAGTTGATGAACATACTTAATGTATGCAATTTGTTTACAATCGTGATTATCTGTAAACGGATATACATCAAACTCATCACCGATACCTTTTTCTATGTAGATTGGAAAATATCCATATTCTTCAATATCGGGTTTTGTATATACCCAATGACTATTCTTTACTCCTCTGCTCATCACTTCTTTCACCCATCCATTCTTCTCTAGAATCTCAGTAGTGAGAGGAATCGGAGATACCTCATCATTATAAGTTTGAATCCAATCGTCTTTAGAAGAACCTTGAAACCCTTTACCAATAAATACAACAAGACTATAGCAACCTTTTCTTCTTAAAAAAGTAATTGTTACGAAACCTATTTTTCCCGTAGCTTTTCCATATTCAATTTTTACTATATCTCCTGGTATATATTCTAATTTGTTCATATGCTTTACTCCTTTACTTCTTTAAAGATTACATTCTTTTTGTCTGAACGATATTTAGGAAGACACTTCAATCCAAGTGGAGCTGCACCACAATAGCCAGCCACTCCTTTAAAGAAGCATCCTTCACAAGTGTCATGTTCAACAGCTTCAAGAATAATAGTTACTCTTTCGCCTACTTTAATCTCGTTCATTCTTTATCTTTTACGATCTTATACACTTGTTTTAACTCATCTGTTGATAAGCGTTTGAAATCAAAAGACCTGATAGCGTAGATGAGTTTCTTGCGAAAATTCTCTTCTTTAACATCTGATATTTCCTTTTCTGTTGGAACAGATATACTTTTCCTATCCCATATATCGTCACCACATTGCCAGCCCGAATTTCTTCTATATCTAGCGTTATCAACAACAATTTGAGTCTTTGTCACTTTATCAACCTTGGCGATACGTCTGTAATACATACCTGTAACTAGTACATCATCACCAACAACCAAATCTTTAAGCTCTTTCATTACTCACCTCCTTTCGTAATCAAGTCAAACAACTCATCTATAAATATCCAATCAGACAAATGGAATATATTGACTTGCTCTTCCCACATTTCTTGATATGTATTGCAAGTGGTTTTATCAAGCTCATCGTTCATGTCGTAGAGCTTTCTATTACCGAATTCTTTTGAGAACGCAAGAACCTTTCCGTTGTCGTTACGTGGAACTTCGCTAGCAGGGTGAAACATGTCCTTCAATAGCTCATTGATACCCCACTTAGCACCTAGTCCAATGGCTTCTTTGATGTCCTCTTTGTAGAACATTTCTTCCTTTTCATCATTGTTGAAGACTATCTCTTCACCATTAAGCAAGAATCTATCCTCGTAGATTTCTTCCTTTGCAGCTTCTATTTTCTTATCGTCTATCATAATCAAATTGTTTTAAGAAAGTTGTAGAAATATTCAACAGCTTCCATTATTGTATCAAACTTTTTATCTAAGGAACTTTGTATACCATCTTTTTCAAAGGTAATATGAAGTTCTACTTTATCTTTCTCCCAAGTAGCATTGCTAATTCTCCAGTATCGGAGGTTATCACTCTTAACTACTTGATTGAAATCTATAGATGGGACAGATGTCTTTCCTCCTATTAATTTCCCTATATCCATATCTAGCCCTCCACATCTTCAGTTGTACCTAATAAATGCTCATTGCCTTCGTAAGGAATACATTGCCTCCAACAACGACCTTCTATGGATACGTAGTGGCTTTCTTCTTTATAACTAAAGAAACTTGCTTTCCACCTCTCTGCATTAATATCTCTAATTAACACCTTATCAAATGGTTTCAGTTCAACCTTTGGCTTCAAATCCACAATCTGTTTCTTCTCAGCATCCCAAGCCTTGCCTTCCTTTTCGAGAGCGTCAAAGAGAATTATTTGTTGAGTCTCTGTGATAGGCTGTATATGCTTGTCTTCAAATGATAACCAATCATCAAAATTCAAGGTGCTCATATCATTTAATACATAATATTCCAGCTTCTTAGATAAATAGTCTATACTTTTGACTATACCATAAGTAAGATACCCCATACCCGAGATACAAACAATGTCCCCATCCTTAAACTCTGGCTGGGTTTTCTCAATCTCCAAGGTTTCACGATTGAGTTTACTACCCAATTTTTCTTCGATGGTGTTGATGTAGGTCTGAGCTTCTTCTTTGTTTGCTTTGTTGAAATCAGAAGTTAGTAATCGTTCTTTTTCATAGAACTGTTCTGTATCATTATTCTCTTTCCAAAGATAATATTTCCCTACGAAAGAGCAATATGTACCATCGACAAATCTTTCAAATATAATATGTACATCCCCATCTTTATTAACCAAGACATCGCCTTTCTTCCATGCGAACTTAGACCAATCACGCATTTCCTTTGAAGGGAATAATAACGGCTCTGATCCATCGTAATCATAGAATCTGCCACTACTTAAGAATAGTGATGTTCCTCCATGATGTTCCACAGCTATATAACCGCCACTTACATGCGAAAAAAATACTTCACTAAACAAAGGAGAATATAGCTTCGTATTTGCTGGCTTATCCTTTAGGATTTCCACTATATTAATCTCAGTTTCCATAACTAAACCAATTTTTGCGTTAAACAATACTGGTAGTAACTCATACTACCAACGTTTTTTGATATTTTTGGCAACTCCCCATCATAAAGAGTGACTTTCAAGCCATCAATGAAATCAGCATTCTCAGTTGATACCTCGGTATTATGCTCATTCATAAACACCTTTTGCGCTGTCGTAGAATGGCTTTCTGCTCTCAGCTTACCGAGTGAACGCCAAACCTGCTTGCGATGGATGAACAATCCATGCAAAGGAATAGTTCTTACTTCTACTTTTGTTCCCATAACCATTAGCTTGCTTTATATAGATTGAACCATACCTTGTTGCTCTGCTTATCCTTATAAACATTACCTTCAAGGTCAAAATAAACACGCCTCTTTTGATTGAACTTCTTTATCATTGGCTGATTATCTTTGTATGTAGTTACATCATACTCAACCAATGAAGAACCACGTTCATTCTTTGTTGGAGGATAACCTGATTCTCGTATGAAACGTACCTCAAACTCTTTATTTCCAATTTCAAAATTTGCTGTAGCCATAACCTTTATTTTATACTTTATACATTTATTCTCTATCTAAATAAAACGGGGAATATCGCAATACTCTCATTTCTCTTCTCATATAAATCTCAGCTAAACGAGCAGCTTTATAAAGCTCAATATATGGCTTATCTTTGAGATATTGAATAAATTCGACAACAGAATATTCTTTCTTTTCCATAACCTTAACCATTTAAAGATGATAATAACTATTTGATACCCTTGCGCCCAAATCGAAGCATCCCACTGCATCCGGCTTTAAGAAGCGTTTCTCTAACTTCTCCAAAGCCACTTTATACTTCTGCTCCATGTGCTTGCAATGAAGTCTCTGAGCTAATTTAAGTTGCTCGACAACACCCTTGCGAGCAACTCTATATTGTTTATCGGACATCATAGCCTTATTCGTTCACATAGTTGATTACTTGCTCTTGACCTTGCTCATGCAAGTTATCGAAAGCGTCTTCTATAACTTTAGCTACTTGGTCGCCATTAAGGTTATCCAGTATTTCTCCAGCTACTTCAACCATCTTGTTTATAGGTAAGGAACTGAACTTTTCTACTAAAAAGTTCTTCTGTTCGTTGATGGTCATATCATCGAACAAGTCCGACAAATCTACTTCAACTTTATATTCTGCCATAATTTGAAATTTTAAAAGTAATTAGTTGTACCACACATCATTTGGTATAAGAGCCAATTTCCATCCATACTCTAGTTCATACCTTAATATTTCAAGGTCGTGACTCATTACAGATGAAAGACCTACAAACTTATTTTCGTACTCCATATCCAAACCATTTAGTTACCGTACTTGTAATGCAAATAATTATCCTCTGAGCCGAAATAAAGCTCGGTATCGCTCATATTTGCCTCCATCAAGTCATTCTCTACATCTTTATAAGAAGGCACGCAATCCTTAACTCTTTGGCAGAACAAAGGATATTTTGAAGACACGTCTTCTCCGTCTTCATTATAGATATTAATCTTATCTACATTGTAATATGGATAAGAAGAAATATTTCCATATGAATGGATAACCTTTCTACTCTTAACGGACACCACGATTTCAGCAGGTTTGTTAATAGCATCAAACTCGCAAGTAAAATCATCAAGCTGCGCCTCAAAAGCCGCATCATTAAACTTTTCAGATAAGTTTTCAAAAAACTTTTTCATTTTCTTATTACAGTTTTTGTGGTGTGTCTCACCATTTTTAATTAGTAACCTTTATTTCTTAATTACGATGCAAAGATACAAAGAATATTCGAAATATGCAAATTATTTAATGTATTTCCTATAGCTTTTAACACTCTATAATGATACAAACAAATAATTTGCTGACGTTAACAAAGAAATCCCCACCACTACATTATTATATATAGTGATGGGGTAAACACCAAATGGTATTTTGCCTTTGGGCTATTTTTCTTCCTTATCTACGATTTCAACGAAATCTCCAATTCCCAAACGAGCCTTATTGATACATGATGCTATCCAACCTATCAGATAGGCAGATGGTTCTCCACCATGTTTCATTTCAATATTACCCTCGATAGCATCACAAGCGTGACTAGCCTCATGACAAATTACATTCATACGCATAGCCTTACTGCTACTGAATAAAACAAGAACGCACTTTCTTCTTGTTTCTCTTATGTGAAGTCCGTAATAAGTAAATCCATCACCATTTAAAAAATCGTACTTTTCAATATCCGTACCATCATTATTCAAGAATGCTTTCTTTGCATCCTCAAACTGCAACCCAACCCCAACACACAATAAGTGTGGGTAAATGGGCTGGTCGTATTCGTAATATCCTTTCTTCTTCATACCTCATCGTTTTTATGTTTCTCCCACCCTGCTTTTGAAAAGGCATACCAAGTATCACAAATGTCAAGAGCGAGCATGTTGCCTTGGTTAATACAAAAATCGCTATCAAAGCCTTCGATATGAACATACATCAGTGCTATAGTATCATAAGGAACGCTACGACCTTCAAGACAAGGGTTTTTAAAATTCTTAGTCTTGTATAAACTTGTAACAATTGGCACTTGAAGAACGTCTGAAATATTCTTAGTGCTAATCTCTATCGACTTCTTAAACTTCTTCATATTCTCAACTATTTAAATTTCTCAAAGTAGAACACAATTTGTCTATCAAAGTGCTCTTCGATTAAACCATAAGCAAGCGACATCTTTACTTGGAAAGAAGCCTTACCATTAAGCAATCCTTTAGCCTGTCTAGTAATCTCTGAACGAAATTGTTCCAAACTCATATCACGCTTACGAAGATTACAAGACCTGCAAGATGGCATATAGTTCTCCATGGAATCATCGCCATGGAATACGACAAATTTTCCCTCCTTGTCGCTCCACCGAGAGTAACAACCTCGATTTTTCGGAACAAGATGGTCAACCTGCATATCCTTATACTCTATACTCTTGCCGCAATAAGCACAATGCCCATCGTATTTGCGATATATTTTAAGTCTATCTTCTTTTTTCATAATCGTTAATTATGTAACCTACCAATATGCCACTTTGAGCAAACCTTGCATAAGTAAGGATGCCAGCTGGAAGCCTTCAACTTCGAATTCTGATTTAGAAACTCCCAAGCATCATCCTCGCTTTCATAAGCTACCTTCGCCTTCCAAGATTGACCCTTTCTAACCCAATGCTCAGGATCTGGATGCAAATGACGAGGAATACATTTATTTCTTTTCTTCATAACTTCTTCAGAAATTTAAGTTGAAACCCTTCTGCCTTTTTTATTCCTGGGTATAGCTTCGTTAGAACCTCCCATGCTCTTGTCTTGTGCCGATGCCACATCGTAACCGGATGCACACGCTCACCACTTGGTAACACATAGAAATCTGCCTTAATGGTATCAATATGCTCATAGTTTGCAGCTTTATATATAGTTCCCTTGTTACCTATGGACGTATCGGCATAAGATATAAGGTACTTGATTTCCTTATGTGTTGCCCTAATATACTTATGCAAGAGAGATAGGCAAATCGTCTCGCTAAACTTTGGCATATCATCAGACAACCACATTCTGTCAAATTCCCTCACTTGATGGTAATCCAACACTTCGCCCTTTTCAGTCTTGATGTGCGGTCGGATTCCATACCCTATTTGCATTGCGCCCCTTATCTTATCCTTATACAATACCAAAAGATTCAAGCAACTATTCTTCGTTACCTTGTGTGAAAAGTGATGAGGAACTATGATTGCATCTGCTTGCGCCTTATCGCACTCCATCAGCTTTATTCCCTTTTCCTTGCACTCGTAACCGATAACAAATCCGCAGAAGCCTAGCACTGGAGACTTGTTCAACTTTCTTCTTCTCATATCAATGATACCTCCAAAAATAACGTTTGAAATTATCTAGCAAATGCTCTATACAAGCTTTGATTTCGCCCTCTCTTATGAATTGGTTGCAAAAATCTATCAATTCATCACGTACCAACCCTCGTTTTAAGGCTTCGTCTCTCATAGCTCTTATAAGAGCATCCGTTGTTTCTTTATTCCCATTTCTTACAACAGGATTGCAACAAAACACCTTGCACATATCCATAGTTTCAAAACAGACTTAACTGCCTACTCATATTCTTTAATTCGTTATTGGCAAAATCTACTTGACGCTGGTCTATTTCAAAGCCTATATACTTTCTTTCAAGGTTTACGCAAGCTCTTGCTGTTGTGCCACTCCCCATAAATGGGTCAAGAATAACATCACCTACATTTGTTGAGTTTCTGATTAGAATCTCCATCAACTTAACTGGTTTTTCGGTCTGATTGATCAATCCTTCTTTATCCCTGCGTTTGTTGGTTGGAATAGGAACACTCAGAATGTCAGATGTGCCAAACTCATTAATTGGCTTTCCACCTCCCTTACGAAGCATAATGATATACTCCTTTTGATTCATATAATACGTTCCACACACCTTAGTGCATTTATCCCATATTAAACACTTTGTGAAGTGAAACTCACTCCGTCCTATCTCATCTAGAAAGTGCATCAGATTATAGTCGTTACACATAAGATAGCAATGAGTCTTATCCTTTAGTACTCGATATAGTTCGTTGATATACTCCGAAATATCTATGTCATTACTCTTGAATATCTTACCTTTTCTAGTTTGAGAATCCGTCCAATATCCACTCATGCTACTGCGCCCACCTCTAGCTTGTACCGGATAAGCAACATCAGAGCATACTAGGTCTATACATTCATCGTCTAGCTGCTTTAGAAGCTTTCGGCAATCACCTTGATAAATTCTATTTAGCTCCATCATATCACCCACTAACTTTCATTTCAAAATAAACTGTCTTGCTTTATCATTAATTCATTTTCTATTCTCTTGTTTGCTTTATCGTAAAACTCTCTATTAGTTTCAAAACCTATAAAATTACGATTTTCTTGAATACACGCAATAGCCGTAGTTCCACTACCTATACAGCAGTCTAGTACAATATCTCCTTTGCAGGAATGCTTGTTTATAATGCTTCTGAAAAGACTAACAGGCTTCTGGGTAGGATGAAATCTCCCCTTATCACAACAGATTGGAAAGCTATATACTCCATTGTCATATTCACTATTAAAGATAGGATTTTTACCTTTCACCCCACACACAGCGACCTCTCTTGCGTTTGTGAGATAGTTTGTCTTACTATTTATTGGAACAGGATTTGTTTTTATCCATTCTATAAATCTAATTTGTTTAAATCCGACTTTAATCATCGCATCCTTTACGACCCCAATCTTCCACAAATCATAGAAACAAACTATATATCCACCATCTTTCAAGCACCTGTAGGATTCTTTTATCATAGAGCCTATATCAAATGCTTCCTGTTTATCCCAGTCTCCAAAGTCGATAGATATGCGAAATCTATCGGTATCTTTACCAATAGGAGCGGACTTTGCATAATTGGAATCCCTTGAAATTTCATATGGAGGGTCTGTGAGTATAAGCGAGACGGACTTGTCATCAATCTTGCTCATACCATCCAGACAATCAACTTGATAAATCTTATCTATCTCCAGCATATCCAAACATATCTTTTTGATTAAACATTTCTTCTTTGATTCTTTTTTGTGCTACCTTGAAATATTCCCCGTCTAACTCAAAGCCAAGGAAATTCCTGTTTGTTCGCATACAAGCCAGAGCAGTACTTGCTGAACCCATAAAACCATCAAATACCAAATCTCCTTCGTCCGATGATTTCAAGATGCATTGCATAAGCAAGGGGATTGGTTTCTCGTTCTGATGTACCAACTTATCTGATGGAACTCTATCAAAGTCCCACACGTCCTCCAAACGTTTGCCGTTTATGATTCGTCTGCCTTTATTCAAGTACAGGATTGGCTCGTAACATTGACCATATTGCGCATCTAAATCTCCAGCCGTATGGTTGTTCTTTCGCCAAATGAGCACATTCTTAATGGTAAACCCTGCGTTCCTCGCTTGTTGCATAAAAAAGTCCAAGGTCTTGGCACTACAGAAGATATAAGCAGCACTATCATCCTTCAAAATCCGGTAGCATTCGCTCATATAATCAATAATCAATTGCTCATTATCGTCATTGAGTATTTCCTTCGAAAAACGATGGTCGTCTGCTCTCCATCCGGTCTTATAGGAGATACAATATGGTGGGTCAGTAACAATTAAATCTACTTTCCCGCTCTCTATTTGTTTCATTCCTTCTATGCAGTCGGAATTGTATATTCTATCAAATTCAAGCATATCAAATCTCTTTTATAGCGTTAACATAAGCTTCATGAGCCTCTTCTTGCGTATCAAAGCAACCTATATATATTTTCTTTTTACCTATCTGATACTGCGCTTGCCATTTTCTTACACTCTTATTCCAAGTCACACCCAAGTATTCGGAAGAGGTTTTCTTTGCTATAGCAGAATAAATCACATTGTATCTTGCGGTGCAATACTCCAAGTTGTCTACATCGTTATTCGTCTTATCGAAATCCTTATGATTCACCATTGGAAACGCTTCTGGATTTTCCAAGAAAGCCTGAGCTACCAAACGATGTATATAAAACATCTTGCGCTTTCCGTTCTTGTAAAGCCATACCTTCAGATAACCTTTTGGTGTCTTGCAAGGTGCGATTTCCTTTAATTGAGACGTTCTCCCAATAGTAAAAACATGTCCCAGCTTGCTAACATAATACCTTTCGTAATTCTTTATAGGCTTTATATCACCAAGAAACCTTGTTATACTTTTATCTTTCATTGTTACCTCCTTTTTCAAAGAAACTTGAATATATGGCTTGCGCCTCCTTTGTATCTAGCAAATCAGTATCATTGTAAAACCTTCTGTACACAACGCACAGCCTTTCGTCATTTCCGGTGTCTCTTGCTTTAGCTATTTGCTGACAAGATTCCATGAGAAATGCACTTATCTTCTCGTAACTTCGCTTCTGTGTCTTCTTTAGCATATCCATGCTTACAAAGGTTTTGTAGTGGATGATATGCTTTTCTTGCTCGTATTCTGTGAGTATAAGCCCTTCCGGAATAGCAAATACCACTCTTCTTGTCTTGTCATCACTATAGAGCTGAACTGCACCTGTAAACGATGTATATATCTTTTGCAATATCTTGGCAATCGGTAAGTCTTTTTTCAAAAACCTTTCTGCAAATCTCTTCAGAAAATGAACGCTCATAGCAAAACAATCTTCGCTATACCCCTCGTTTCTACTCATAGGAATATACTCGTTGGTTTCCTTCAGATAAATGAACAAACCGGAAGCAAATACATCGCCATGTTTTACACCTACAACGATGAGATAATCGGCATTCGGTGTAGCAAGCTCAAAGGTCTTTGTTATTTGTCGTACGTTCTGCTTTCTCATTTCACGTTTAAGCTCATTAGCTTTTCGCATCTGAAACTCATAGATTCTTGTTTCATCTAAGTTTCGTACTCTACGCATCTCACCCGAAGTCATACTTGCTGTTATCATGCGCATTCCTCCTTTTTAATCTTTGACAACCAACAATCCCAGATTCTTGTAGCTACATTAGCCATCATAACAGGAGGAACACACATTCCGCAAGCAAACCAAGGTTTCATGCCATTAAAGTCATAATCCATCGGAAATGTTGATGCTAAAATCGTATCATGTGCTGAAAGATAACTTGGATTATCATAATACACAAGTCTATCCTCCATTGCTGATATGGTATTGCATACCTTATTCTTTTTAAGAAACATATTATTGAACATAGAAAGACGATTATCCATCCGCTTGACAATATCACCGATAGAATTATCTTTCTCATTTCTATGCTCCCAATACTTCATCATTCCTTTAGGAATTTGCCTTCCACAATAGTCAGAGAACTCATCCAAGACAATTTCTTTCTCGTTGAAGTCCATATCTATCTTAGGCACTCGCTCGAACAAATCCTTTTGAACCATAAACGGCTCGCAAAGGTCTTTACGTAACCCAATAAAGAATACCCTAGGTCTGTTTTGAGGAACACCCATGTTACGTGCATTGAGAAGCCAATGCTGCAAGATATATCCGGCATCATTCATCTGTCTATAAATCTCCTTTACGTACTCGATGGCTTCACCTTGTAATAAACCTTGAACATTCTCAAAAACTACTACCTTTGGCTTTAGTTCTTTAGCGAGGTCGATTGAGTAGAAAGCCAAATCGTCAAGCCTTTGCGCCTTCTGACCTTCTCGGAATACTTTTTCCTTTCCCCAAGCCTTTTGGCGGTCACCTGCAATACTGAATACCGAACAAGGGAAACTAGCATCCAATATATCCAAATTATGAAGCTCTTCTTTCATAATATGCCCCCCCATATTGATATTGGTAATCAACTCACGAATATCACAATTGAAAGCGTACTTGACATCGTGATTTTTCAAGTACATCTTCATAACCTTTGGGTCTATCTCATTACAGGCTACAACATCGTAGCCAGCTAGTTTGTAGCCAAAGGAACTTCCACCTCCACAACAAAAGCAAGACATCACCTTACCTTTGTCTTTTGTGAAATTAGCATCTTTTTTAGTCCATCTATAAGGGAACTTGTGCTCGTTTTTATACATTTATCTACCATAAAAAACAATCGTTAATAAAAACCGATGTATAAAAATAACCACAAGTAATATGGTTGTAAAAAAGGGACTCTAACCCTTGAATTTAGATTCTATTTTCTTCGGCAATGCGTCTTAAATAATCATCCGCTGCGTTATCGTCTATTTTCGACTTAAGAGACATTCCTGTGTTATATCCTATCATTAAGGACACATTCTTGCTCTTTTTCTTGTTCTTTCCATATCGCCAGCCAAAGACCTTTCCTAGCCAAGCTATACCAACAATACCATCTGATACTACTATTGTCGGAAACAAAACAAATACTTTATATATCATCGCAATCTAATTGAGAGTTAAAAATATATCTATTCTGATTCAACCAAAGCTCCACGTAGTCAGCCTTGATTTTCAGAAATTCTTCGTATGTGTAGCATTTCTGCTGCTTACCACCTTTGTTCCAATAATAGGCAACTCCTCCCAAAGAAAAGAAGTCTATCAAGTCCATTTCCTTTCGCTCCGGTTCTTCACGCTTTTTCTTTTGCCTATATCTACTTACAGCAAGCAATATGAGACAAACGCAAAGCAACATGGAAACCAGTATCTCGAATATCAACCTTACATCTTGCATCTTATTTTAAACAAAAAACACGAAACTACCGATTGCAAAGTCAAAGGAATAGTGACTCGGACTGCCTTTCGGTATAGTCCATCGGGTTTCGTGTCTCTAATATCTTATCAATTTCTTAAATCGCCATTTTATCCTTTTTTGTTCTGCGCTTGCAAAGATAAATAATATTTCGCTAACTTGCAAGCGTTTTAGTGCTTTTAATACTTTATTTGCATTATTTTAAACTTATCCTTTTTTGAAGTTCATTCCAAACTCTTCTTCCGTTACCTCATACATTACATCACCACATGCTACTCTTTGCTTGTCTTTTGCCATCAGCAATAAGTTTCTATAAGGTATCTCTTTCACGACTTCTTGGTAAGATAAATGCAGACTATCCATAAAAGATGCAATCTGTCCTAAGAGTGTATCGTTACCTATGGTCGTGGTTTTGCTATCATCCTTGCCGCACTCTTCGCCAAAATTGATAGCGTCTGAAAATCCTTTATAGAGATTAAGGAATAAGCCGTTTGTAAGCCATTGACAACCTCTTCAAGCGTTCCTTTAGATAATTCATCACTAATGGATTCATCGCCTTGTATGAATACGGACAACGCCTTGCAAGCATCATCCAAATTCTTAAGCATGCATAAGACTTCCGCTAAGGTCTTGCCCTCTTCGAAACTATCAAGGTATTTAGCCGCCTTGACCAATTTTATAATTGTAGGTGGTGAAACGTAATAAGCCCTTCCATTCACGATTATCGTTACGGTGTCCTCTCCAAGAATTGCATCCGTAATTAATTTACTTGCCTTACTCATGGTTCTGAATATTAAAAAAGGGGAACGGCATTAACACCATCCCCCTCTATCATTTGTTGCCTATGTCTTATTCTTGTTCTACAACCGCAGAGCCTTCCCATTGGTACTCGCCAGCCACACCATCGATCTCGCTTTCCATAGCAACGGCAGAAATACCCAAAGTGATATTCTTATCCTGCTGGTCACCCTTGGCAACGATAGCCGCATTTGAGAAAACGATGTAGTTCCCTGTCTTGGTCTGAGCAACGATACACTTGTTGATATTAGCCAAATCTTGGCTAGAAGACCAACCTACTGCATCTGCCTCCGTTGTAGTCTCTTCTCCAGTTGCCTTATACATCTTACCACCCTGCAAGTCTACCTTATTCTTCCATGAAAAGACACCAATAGAGAATGTAATTGTCTTAGCACCCTCATCGGTCTTGTCACGATAGTAAACCTGTCCGTTCAGCTCGTTCTTGTACTCGGTAACACTAGGGTCATCCTGAGAATATCCCCATGTTCCCTCATGGCTGTTCTTAACCTCTGTAGCGGTTTTCAACCATGTAGCCAACTTAGCAGGTGTATTTGCCTCGGTAAGAGGAGCACCATACCAAATTCTCTTGATTCCAATAAATGGTTTCATCTTATCTTACGTTTAATGTTTCAAAATCAATAGTAATGTTTGCGTAATGGCAACTCAACCTACTCTCTTGCTCTATGCCGTGGGAGCGGATAGAATAACGATACCATACATCCTCAGCTTTTCCGACCTCATTGTCGGACAGGGTTTGAATAGCCTTCTTTAAAAGCTCGTTCAATTGAGGATTAGCCTCGCCCTCTATATCTTTGAGCAATATGTTTACCTCTATAGTACAATCGTTGAAATATGTCTTGTCTGCACTCATGCGCTTAGGAATGATTACTATCATGCCTTCATCAGGAATCTTCTCACCGACCAAAGGTCTTTCCCCCTCAAGTCCACCCTTTGTCAGATGTCCTTTCAGTCTTCGTTCCAATCCCATAAGTTCCAAGTCATCATAGATTACATGACCAGCATCTATTTCTGTTATCATCGCATATCCTCGATTTCTTTCTTGATATACTGAATACCCGAATCTATAACATCATATCCCCTAGAGGAAACATCAGACGCATATTCCGCTTTGTTGCCAAGGGTCAAGGTGTGGTCATGTACATTACTATAGTTAGACCTTCTGAGATTACCTGTGCGGTTTCGGTAGTTTCCGTTAGCCTTATCAAGCTCAACAGCAGTTTTACCTAACCTATCAAGAAATTCATCTACTTCCCTTTCTCCCTGTGCAAAGAAAGCGTCTATCTCATCCTTTATAACATCAGACATAGATACTCATATAACCAAGATAATTGCACTTAGGGGCATTATAGACCTTTCCACCTCCTCGGTAGCTTCCATCATCGAAATAGACCTGGACTTCATCACCTTCGGAAATCTGGCACTTGTCACAAACAATATGATATTTCGGTGTATATATGCTACCATTCTCGGTAGTGAAATGCTCGGTAGAGTTGTCATCGCACCGACAACGCCCCATTTCTTTCCATTCCTCAGAAGAGCTAATGACCTCGTTGTACTTGTTGACAACCTTATTCACGAACTTCTTCTTTAATATATGAGGGGAATATAACATAACCTAGACATTTACCAAATATCAGACTTATCCGTGATAGTGGAAAGCCCTAAAGCTGCCACCACTTCATTATCCGGAGCAACACCATATTTTCGGCAAAGCCACATATAGTATTGTCCTATCTTAGAGTAGTCCCAAGAGACAGAGAATCCATTTTCGTTCACATTGCTCATATATGGAGCAAGCATCAGTTCCTCGATTACGGAAATCATCGCCTTGCCTACAACCTGCGAATTATCAGACGTATATTCTTCGTCAAGGTCTATACCTGACGATATATCTTCCAATTGGGCATCGGTAATGTTCCAAGCACGCAACTTCTGTGAAATGTATTCTCTTATCTTCATGTGACATCCTTATTTCTGAGCCTGACTCATAGCCTCAGCGATTTTCTTTGCAGCCTCCTGCTCGCTCTTAGTCTTTTCGTCAAGTTCTTCTTCTACATTCTCCTTTTGGGAATTCTCTTCGGTTGACTCGGCAGCATCCTTTTTTGAGGTTTTCTCCTTTTTAGGCTTGCTCTCCTTTTTCTCCTTCAAGACTTCCTTCTTAGGTGTCTCTTCTGACTTCTTTTCTTCTTCCTTTATAGGATTTTCTTTTCCATCATTCAAGACTTCCTTCTTAGGAGTATCTTTAATTTCCTTATCGTCTTTTAGAGGTGCAGAATGGTTATCATCCTGCACCTCCAACATCTTGCAAAGCTTACGTTCGATAAGGGAGTTCATGCGTTCTTCGTCAAAGTCCAAGATTGCACCAACTTCATAGATGGTGTTAAAATGGAACTTATCACGGAACGGACTAATTACCTCACCTCTCATAAGCCTAACCTACCGCTTGTGTTGAGTCCAAAGAGTAGATGGCATCAACGTTATTCAAGATAGGAACAACCATTGCTTGTGAGCTAGTGAACTCACGGAGTGGGTCGTTAGTAGAATAACGGCTAGCCAAGATATACTCATCGGCTGACTGATAAGTAACACCTGCAACTGGTCTTGTAGCTTCGGCTACGTTAGTCCAGAACAAATCACCAAGGTTATCATAGCATGTAAAGGTCATGTGACCCTTAGCCCAAGGGTTGTGTGTTCCCTTCTTGCCGTTAATCTCGGTCTTGATTGTACGGGCTACACGTACCAAGTTGGTCTGCCACTTATTTCTAAAGATAGACGCAATCTGCTCAAAGCTCAAAATAGGAATGTTGCTGTTATCCCCACTAAGTGCAATGCCTTGATTGAAGGCAAACTGAGCACGAACCTGCTTGTTCTTGCCAAGCAACTTAATTGTGTAATCATCAAGATAACAAGTAGTGATGGTATTTTGGTCTTCCATCGCCTTGTCGTAAACCAATTGGATGTCATCAAGAGGAGTTGCATCCTCTGCGTCCCAAGCCTTAGCACCGTGACCAAACTTATTCTTCTCGGCAAAACCTACATCAACTCGGACACCAGTACCACCGGAACGAGTTGCCAAAGCTACACCTGTTGACAGCTCACTGAGGAACATATCTTCAATACGCTCGTAAACCGCCTGAATACAACGAGGAAGGTCTGCAAACAAGTTACGCAAAATCTGTGGCTGAGGCAAACGTTGCGCAATCATGTTATCCAAATCCTTAAGCTGCTTCTCTGACATGTAAAGCTTCATACCAACCTTTGGGATTTGACCCTCAGCGGTTGAAACCTTGTCACGGCTCTTCAATGGAAGTTCCGCATCCATTGATACAACATCAGCAGCAACTCGTGTGTATTCCGCAGTAATTGATGCCCAGCGTCCGTCCTGACTATATGTGTTAGTCAAGTGGTCTCGGTACATATAGGTCAATGCAGTCTGATTCTTGCCGTTCAACTTCTCTACTACACTTGCAACAAGTTGTGGGAAGTATTTATTGACCAACTGAAAATAAAGTGATTTTTCCATCTGTTATCCTCCTTCTTTTAGTCTTTGTCCATGGTTGCATCAGACTCATCGAACTTGTTTGCATCCTCATCGCTAACCAAAGCAATCTTTGGCATAGCTGTAAGGAACGCATCCGGATAGTCTGCACCATTTGCAGCCTTAGCTGCTACCTTGTTAACTTGTCCAGCAGTCATAATTGCCGCTGGCTCACCGTTCAGAATGGAACGATAGAGAACACCCGCATACTTGTAATGCTCCAATGGGTCACTGGCAGTACCCAAAGCCTTATAATTGTCTGTTTCAATAGGCAATGGCTTGTAAGTTCCCTTACCATCTGTCACGATAACACGACCTGCGTAAAGAACTTCATCTTTTACGCCTGTCCAATCCAAAGCACGACCGCCCTTGATGTCGCCTTCCCATTTCTGGATAATGACGGAATCCTCACCAAAGACAATTTGCTTTTTTGTAGTCTTCAATTCCTGATTCATGTTTTTCAATTTTTAAAGTGACTGAACTAATGATGCGGCTACATTGTCAACGTCCTCCTTTGTTGGCTCGCCCTCGCTAGCACGATAGCTGCCCCCGAATTGTGGTTGTTGCAACGCCTTGTAGTTGTTCGCTACCTTGGAGAGGTATGTTTCGATAGCTTCATCTGTAGCATCATCGCTCAAGGTGAAACCCTCGTTGATACGACTTTCGGGAATGCCCAACTCCTTAGCCTTTGATAAAATCTTCGCATCGTGGTCTGCCTTTGCCTTTGCTTTCGCAGCAGCCTCTTCCTTAGCCTTAGCCTCCTCAGCTTGCTTTTGGATAGTTTCTTGCAATTCCTTAATGGTCTTGCTTTGCGCCTCCATCTGTTCGTTGTAAGTCTTGGCTTGGTCTGTGTTCTTCTGAGTCAAGGTCTCAACGAGTTTCTTGAACTCTTCACGTTCCTTGGTTCTTGCTTCATCTGAAGCTTTCTTCTCTGCTGCTTGCTCTTCAAAGTATTTTTTGAGATAATCCGGCATTTCGTTTTTCTTTGCCAATTCCTCCAAGCGTTTCTTTTCGGCTTCTTCAGCGGCTTTCTTCTTGGCTTCTTCGTCAGCTTTCTTCTTGGCTTCTTCTTCAGCAGCCTTGCGTTCAGCATCTTCTTTAGCCTTCTGTGCCTCCTCGAACTTTTTCTTGGCATCGGTAACTCTGCGGTCATTGTCCTTTTGCAAGGACTCCAAAAAACTCTTTTGACTAGCAACCACTGTCTCGATGTTGTCATCAGTAACAAGTCCCATCTTATCAAGCATTTCGGCATGTGCCTGAAGAACTTCATCACCTAACCCAAGAGACTTATACTCTTGTTTTAGTAACTGGAAAATTTTATCTTTCATTCTTTCGATATATTTGTTAAAACTAGTGCAAAGATAATACGAAAAGAATAATAAATGCACTAAACCATTTGCAAGTATCTCACTTTTAAGCAAAAGTGAGTAATAACGGCATTTCTAAGCGATTTAAGGCTATTTCATCACATAAACGAACAATTAATAGCTACGCAAAATAGAACTCCTTATATAACAAAAAAAACGCCAAATATCCTCACGGACATCTGACGCTTGTCGAATAAAAAGAACCTAAACATTAATCTTCTAAAAGTTTATTACATTTCTCATATAACCCAAATGATTCAAATTAGAATAGAACCGTCCATCACGCTCTATGAATTTACCGGACTTCACAATCTCACCATTATGCAACATTGCAAACTTAGAACCATGAGCTGTCCATTTGTTCATTTCTTTCATATGTTCATCAGAACCCCAACCATATTTCTTGATAGTAGGATAAATGAAACGTTCAAAACAAATTTGACTATCTGTTTTATCATGCTCGGAGCAAATCGGGAGCACTCCATTATGTGCGAACCAATAACCTGCCTTGTAGAATGGATGGCAATTCTTGACACAGACAGAACCATGAGTAGCAAATCTGAAATGTATGATTACATTCTCATTTATATCTCGCTTCATCAATCTACGGATAAATGTAGAGAAATGCAAACTCTTGTAATGGTCAGACTCGCTCACAAAACCGCAACCATCTGGATTTCTCATATACGCCGCCTTTAGCTCATCTACAGATGGCAAAGCAACACCTTTCGGACATACAATAATAACACACATATCTTTACCCTTTCTTTTTCTTAATAATACTTTGATTTCTTTGTGTCCTAGGGCTTTTACCCTAGGACTACATTAATTAATCGTTATTGGTTGCAAATGCATCCTTACGACTCTGGAAGAAAGCCTTCTCTTCTTTATTCAAGAAAGGTATATCTTCGATATTCATAACCTCACTAGTGAAGACATTGTTGCGAGACCAACCGACAAGCTTTGCGCAGAACTTCACCCACATTTCTATCTTCTTGAAATTGGTAGAACCTTGATGTTGGCGAAACTCGATTGTCCTGTGACGTGTATAGCTCTCTGCATTGACCTTATAATATCTATCTCCATGAAAGACATCGAATCTAATATCTTGATTGCTGTGACAATTAGTGAAATCCTTGTCAAGCAAGCTGGCTGCCCAACGGCAATTACCTCTTCTTGAAGGAGCCATGAAACTATCAATCAATCTTTCAAGTTTCTGATAATTCTTGAAGACGTTAACATACTGCTCACCTGTCAACTTTGCTGCACCAATATGAACGTGAAGACCACAAGTAGAATTTACTCTTGCACCTACGGCATCCAAAGACTTGATAGCCTTCTTTAAGGTTGCCATACCATTTGTATTGCCATTCAATACCGGACTTACAACCTCGTTAGGGTCTATATCACCACCAACTGAAGAATCACTAACAATCTTGAAATAACTCTTGTTGTCGGTGTGGTTATAGCCCTCAGAATGAATATCAACACCATTCTGACGACCTGCCTCTATCAAGGCATTGCGCTCGGCATGAACACATTCTATCTCAACACCGAATGTATAAACGAATCTCGTTGAAGTTGAACCGTTTGGCACACAAACCTTCAACATATCGGAGATTTCTTTCTCACGAAGACCGCAAGCCTTCAATGCAACAATCTTTTCGTTGCGAGGCATCTTTGACTTCTTGATTTCGTCAATAGTCTCGATTAATGACTTCTTTGAACTTGCAAATGAAAAACCAGTCTGCTTAGACATAATCAATTGTGCTAGTTGTTTCGGGTCTTACCCCTTGGTGTCGCTCTCACCTTATTGAGTGAAACTTGTCACTCGGCAAATCAACCAACTTATCTTGATTGACGATGCAAAGATACGAATAAGTTTTAAAACATGCAAGTTATTTAATGTTTTTCTTTCGTATTTTAACCTTTCCTAACTGATATATGAGTCTTGTTAACATTTCAGCTTTTATTTTACCTTATTATATATAAAAAGGCTTCGATGTTCACACACCAAAGCCTAAAAAACTTTACTAACTAATTACCAATTTTTATCGACTATCTTTTTAAATCATCACCAATATCTTCTTCTACTCCCAAATTCGGTAGTCTGTCATACGCTTTTTGGTCATCACCTCCTTCAGACTTAACACCTAGTAGGTAACCATTCCGAAAAGCATAATATACCAGCTTTTCCATATCTTTAGCCGTTGCGTTATCTGTCAAATGCAGCGTGGCGTACAATCCCATCAAGAACTTCCGTACATCTTTTGGATATATCTTGTTGTTCTTTTCTAAAGCGACTGCCATTCTTAACGGACTTTTCATATTCTTCAATTTTTCGTTAAACCATCAAATGAAGCACAATAGAGAGCCATTCCGCTTGTTCCCCTAGTTCATAGACTTATTCACAACTTTATTCGTCTCATCTGCATCCTACGTTTGCCCATTGACAGATGTCCGAGATTCCAACAAAACAAACATCACGGCTCTCTTCTTGTGTATCATTGTGCCAACGGAAGGATTCGAACCTTCGACCCTAGGATTAAAAATCCTATGCTCTGCCACTGAGCTACGAAAGCGTAAAGGAATGATTGGATTCGCACCAACGCCCCCTTAGTTACCAAGCCAAGTGCTCTACTACTGAGCTACATTCCTCGTATTATGACAAAAGTTCTCGTGGTGCAAGGGAGATTTGAACTCACCGAACCCACAATGGGAATAGATTTACAGTCTATCTTCTTTAACCGCTTGAATATCGCACCTTTTGTGGAACATATACCAATTCCACCTTGTTGCCCCAAGCGGATTCGAACCACTAATGACAGAACCAAAAACTGTAGTGTTGCCATTACACCATAGGGCAATTTTGTATGTACTGCATAAAGGATTCGAACCTTTGAATACCAGCGTGAAAAGCTGGCGACTTAACCACTTGTCTAATGCAGCAACTAGGGTCTCTCACCCTAATAAGAGTTGCTTGTTATAGTCTAGCTGGACTGGGTAATGTGGAAACCATGCCGTAAACTCCTAAGTCTTGACTTATGGTAGAAGCGACCTCTCAGAAGGCCATCTGTTTCAAACACGATGCAAAGATAAGCATTTTTTCTTATACTTGCAAGTGTTTTAGTGTTTATTTATATTCTTTTGATGAATTTTACATCACTTACCCTTGTAGAGAATGCCACAAAGAGTTTCTACAAGTTTTTTTGCGTCATCACCTTTGATTTCGATAACATTTGAAATTCCATCAGGAGCATCATCGCCTTTCTGTTCCTTATCCAAACGCTTACGGAGAGCCAAATCTGGATTCTCAACCAAGATAGAGTCTAAAGCATAATTGCAAATGCGGCTTGCAAGTTCCTCGTTACCATTCGCATCACGCACAAACTCATTCTTGCCTTCAAGAATATCCATAATCTCGTTGTACTCTTCAGCATTCTCACAATTACGTGAAAGCATACCAATTACCTTGTAGCGGTCAATCTCAAAGCTGACCTTTAATTTGTCTTTATTCATTCTTTCTATCTTTTAAATAATTAAACATTATACCAAAAACCCCTTTCATAATAAAGTCCTCCCTTTACCTCATACCGGATAGCATCTGACTCTTTGCAAAGCTGACGGATTCGTATATACAAACGTTTGTCCAACTCTTCCTCAAACAAAAGAGACAATTCCTTCCAATTGTCAACAACAGGAGCAAACCAAGGATATTGCTTCTTTACAACTTGTAGCTCATCCAAGGTTACGTGTCCGTATTCTACCATATCATAGCATCTACGGAAGTCACGATTGTCTTTAGGAATATCCAAATCTTTCTTTCGTTTTACCCCCATCAATGCACTCCACATAGTCATTGAAGAGACACCTGTATCACAAGTGGCTATCCACTCTATCATTCTTTGCTTGTTCATCTTCTTTTATATTAATCACGCAAAGTCGCTTTATTAACTCTTCACATGCTTCTTTAGTTAAGATACATTTCTTGGAATCTTTAATGTCAGTAACCTCTTCACGAATAGCAGCATTCCTGTCGTACACTTCTTGTAGTTTTTTCTGAAACTCAATTACGTCTTCGTTGGTAAGTTTACCTTTCTTCTCAACAATCTTGTTTGTTATATTCTTATAAACACATTCGAGTTCAGTACATAAACGAGCTTCTAACTTCATCATTATTGCGTGTACAAAAGTATCATAAATTCTTTCCATCTTGTATTTCCTCCAAAAGTCTTTTGATTACCTCGTTATCTTTATTCTCAATGCGAGCCTTTAAGATACTCTTGAAAGCGGCATCCATTGCCTTGTATCTACTGGAATATTCCTTACCATCCGTATGACACAAGCCTTCCTCTACACACCATGATGTAGTTTGCCAACAGAACTTACCTTTCGAAATGTTTGCAACACAAATGCAGTAACCGAAATGCTCTAAAAGCCAATCTAACACCATATCATAGCTTGGAGCGGATATTGCCGGATGCTTACTATTCAACTTTAAGGCAGCAGAAAACTCAATATTGGATTTCTCCCACTCGGAATTTGAATAAGCGATATAACTGCCGTAATGCTCATTATATTTTCCACCCTTACGAATACCACCCTTTGCTGTCCAAGGACTAGCATAAGCCCAAAATTCGGCTATCTTCTCATCGTAGCCAACCTCCTTCAGAAGCTTGGCTATCTCAAAAGGAACTACCTTTGGTTTTATCGTCTGCTTATTTGCCATTTTCCACCCTTTTTAAACTGAACCCGAATCAGACTTATCTAATTCATCAATTGCCTGTCTAAGCAAAGGAAGAACCTTATTCAAGTCTTCGAAATCCGGTACGACTTCATTCACTCGCAAGATTGCTAGACCTAGCAAACTCTTAATCTTTCTTCTGTCCATTGATCTCGGCTTGTTTCTCTAAGTCTTTTAAATCTACCTTCTCAAATCGAGGAACTAGCTTACCATCTACCTCAACATTACCAAAGAACATTTCCTTTGGTCGCACCCAAACTTCATGCTGTCCGCACACTGCTTGATACGCAACCTTTACCTCAGAAGTCTCGCTATCAGTAACCTCTCCAAGATACTCATAGAAATTACCCTTGTAGTGGCGGTAAATCGGCTTACAGAATCCACCATGCAGCCAATCGGCTTTGTCCTTGATTTCCACGTACTCCCTTACCGCATCACACTTGCTAGACTTACTCAATTCTTCTACCCAATCAAAGAAAGCTTGCTTGTCCTTGACCTCTTCACTTGATACCATAAAGAGATAAGTGCAAAGAAGCATCTTACCAGCATCGGTATCATATTTCTTATTCACCTCTTCAGCTAATTGCATCATAGGTGTATCTAAACGATAATTCCAACTCATAATCTATCCTTTCTTACTTTTAAGATTTGCCAAATCCTCTTTCAAACGTAGATGGAAATTATCTTCTCCATCATCACCGGAAAGAAGCCAGTCTATTCTTTGGGCATAAACCTGAGCCTTCTTCAAAAGCTCAATACCCTTCTTGAATTCCTTGATAGTCTCTTTAGATAAGCCATATCTGTTAGGCATCGTATGATGATGCTTTCTAACATACTTGTCTTCTTCCTCCTCTAGCCATCGGTCTTCGAGAAAGCATCTTTCATCTTCCTCATCCAATGGATGACCATCAACATAATCTTCTATCTTTGTGTATATGTCAGCAATCCTATACTGAGCATAATCAAAACGTCCACCACTCATAGTCTTTCAACTTCAAAAATTTGAACTTACTTCAACGCACTCAACCTTGCTTCTAGCTGTTGAATGATATTGTCTATTGTCTTTCCCCTATAGTCAATAGCAATGTCCTCCAAGACTTCAATCTGAGCTGCAATTTTAATTCTATCTCTTACTACTGTCATAATCAATCTTGTTTATCATGATGCGGTGCTTGCAAAGTTGTAATGAACAACATAAACATAACCGCCATACATTTTTCCAATAGTTACTTCAACGTAATCAAAGATGATGTCGCCATCCATCTTGTAAGAAACCAAAGGCCCAGTAGGGAATGCGTTGTGCTCTGTATAGTAACGATACACTTCTTGTGATAGTAACTGCTTGAATACATCAACCTCACCATCCTTTGAAAAAACACCTTTAAACTCATCTTCATTGTCGATTGCAACAACTACTCCAAGTTCTTTTCTTACACATACACCTTCGTTTGTACCACTTTGCTCATTATACAAGACTGGTAATGTGTAAACACCTCTTGATTCTTCCATATGCTTATTCTTAGTTTTGTATTTTGTTTTCATCCTTCAAGTTGCTTGCATTGAGCTAAGTCTATCGCATACGCCCAACGCTTCGGAACAAAAGACTTCGTAGGTATGAACCTATCCACACGCTCAATACATACATTTTGCGTCTGGTAAATCAATACGTCAGAGCCTTTTTCCAGCAACTCTACTAGAATTGTATGGTCTAGCATCGGGAACTTATCAATATCATGCCAGACTTCACCGCCTTCAATGAAGGAAGGTTTAATATGATTAATCTTTTTTGCCATCACTTACCACATATAAAAGGGTTTGACTTATATTCGTTAGTTATGGTCTCGCAGCTACCAAAGCACCACAAATCCCTGGATTGCTCCTTGTGTAACCTTGATGACTTTATATAATAGCCATTGTTGACATCATAATGCTTACGTACCATGATATTGTCGTTTACCACTCCGACCTCATCATCAGTAATTACATAGAACAAACGCCCATCGCTAAATGCTTTCAAGCCTTTGTACACTCCGTTAGAGACAACCATCTTTTCATAGCCGTTCGTCTCCCAGTTGGCATAATCCCAGATGGTTTCCAAATCATCATCATTCAGAAGATTATTATCAATAATAACCTTGCCGATAACCTTGAATTTGCCATCTTGCATCATTGCCTCAACGACAAATTCATCGGCAGCGTTGAAATCGCTAATCTCTATGGGTCTCATAATACTTGTGCTTAATATTCTCGTAAATCACTCTCTTTGCAGCCTTTGCTCTTCTGTTATTATCAGAAAAAACATCATCATACAAAGACATATCTTCACTCTCAAAAGCCACATGCTCCCCTTTGTAGCAAGCATCAAAGCGGCATCCTTTTTCGGACTTAGCCGCAGTAAACTTTATCTTACCAAACTTAATCTGCATAAGCCCTATCCAAGAAAATAAATTAATGATACTATTTCAAGAGCAAATAAAAACGCTAACGCATTCTCAATTGTGAATACCTTTTTCATTGTTTCAATACAGTTTTACGTGTGTCTCACGCTCTAAATTTATATTGTAAGGGGATTTTATATCCCCTTTGTTATTCTTACTTTAAAACTCGATAAGTTTCGTCGAAATCGTGAAAACTCTTCAAGTAACCTTTCTCAGTCAAAGAGTTTAAAATTTCTTTCAACTCATCCTTGGTATTATCCAAATCGAAATCATACAACTCAGCAAATGTAAAGTACTTGTTACCACCAATTACATCAGCCATCACTTCGATGTTGCCATAAACCATTGTCTCTTTCTTACTCAATCTAGTATTCATAACGAATCACAGTTTTTACGGTGTGTCTCACCTTTTTAATTAGTAACCTTGTTTCTTAATTACATTGCAAAGATACAAAGAATTATCGAAATATGCAAATTATTTAATGTATTTCTTTTATATTTTAACGCTTATTATATATGTGGGCACGAAATTAACTTTCTGTAGCAGAAAAAGCCAAAGAATCCACCATTTCGTTATACATATTACCTCTATGAGCCTTAACCCAATGGTATCTTATCACCTTGCCTTTCGCTACCTTATTATATATAGGCTGTAAGTCTCCTAACTTGCAAGCCTGTATTCTCTCTATAGCCACTTGGCAATCCACATATACATCAACAGAACACAAAGGAGGGCAATCACCCAATGCTTGAATGACCGCCCTTATTTCGGCTCTCACCGAATCGTTCACTTTGGCTGTGATAAATGTATATTTCCCACTATTGATAATCGCTCCCTTATGAAGCACAAGCCAACCGCAACCACACTTGTTGTTCTTACTAGAGCCATCAGCATACACTTCATAGCGCACACCTTTAGCCTCATCAACAATCATCTGAGCAACAACCTCCAAAGCGTCATTGCTCATCACCTTGGCTATTTGCTTGGCTTTCTTCTTCATAAGCGATTAAATCAAACCTCGTTCCTTGAACTCATTCATCAATGGTGTTGCCAAGACCTCAATATCTGGATGAGGCTTTCCGGTCGTACCAAGGCTTCTCAGCTCGAAGAAATGCTTCCAATCGCTCACAAATGCGGTATGAATCAACTCCGTGTTGGTATCAAGAGGAAGTATTGTTCTCGCATCCTGTGGCTTAAGACCATCATACTTGACCAAAGACAAATACATCATTTCGCATACTCTATTTGCAAACCACCATTTTTCTACCGGACTCCAATGTTCATAACTACCGATGTTCTTTGATAGGTCAACAAATGTTCCACCATCAAAAGACAATGGATTAACCGCATCATTTTCGCTAACCCACTTTGGCTTGTTGATAGCAATCTCGCCTCCGAACTTATCTTTACTATAGTTGCAATATCGGGTGCTTTGTTCCGCTACGGAATCTACACGATGTCTGTTAGCCTCTCTACTTACCGCAATCTGAGTAGTAAAACGGACTGTTATTCGCTTCTCATGCCATTCCGTAGGCTCGCAAATATAGTCCAAATCCTCAAACCAGTTATTTTCAACTATCACTCTGTAGTTGGTTGTGATATAGTAGTCACTGCCAATCTGCATCACCTTTGAATATTTGTTCTCACGATAGTGCTTGACCAATAAAGACTCCGGTACAAAAAATCCTTCTTCATAGGCAACATGGAGGTAAATCGTTCCATGCTCACACATGGCAAGATGATTACTGCTTACCATACGCTCAACGAAAGGCTTTGCGCTTTCTTTATCAATCTTCATACTTGACGCATAACATGTACGACCGCACAACTCTATCTGTTTATAAACTCCATCCATGCCCTCACCTTGGGATAGGATTTCATATCTCGGTTCTAATATCTTCATGTCCTTATAAGTTTTGAAATCGACTACAAAGATAACTATTATATTCCACTCTACCAAAAATTAGCACTCAGTTTAACAACACTTATCTATATTGTGAAAAACAAAGTAATACTCTACAACAAATAATAAGGAGGAGAGTGCGTCACGCATTCCCCTCCTGCTTTAAACATGGCACATATTAAGTTCAAAATCTACTCATCTTGTCTTTCAATTCGTGTATATCATTGAATGCTTGCAACATAGGCTTATGCCATCGCTCTTGTCTCTCATCAATCGACTGCAAGTACATCAAGCTTTGGGCAAGAATGGTTCTTCCCTCATCAACGGCTAACCAAATATTTCCTACATTTCCCATAATGGTATTCACGCTAGCCGTCAATAAGCTGCCCTCTGTACCACCATCACGAGCCGCAATAGCATCCAACTTGGTATTTATGAGCTTTGTTTCCTCATACGTTCCCTCCGTGGCGATCTGCACCGCTGTAAAACGACCATTCAACTCGTCGCCTGTGTCTTGACTCATAGATTCAAAAGAACCGGAAGAAGCGGACTGCTCGTAAGATTGCTTGTAACCCGTTATTTCGGCTACTTCATCTCTAATCTTCAGTCCTTCTTGAACCATTTCATCATACTTTTCCTTCAAGGCAGTTATATCCGTCTTAGACAATTTGCCGCCATTTGCCTTAGCTCGTTCCGTCCACTCATCATAGAATGCTTGCATATCATTACCCAACAAATCATCTACCTTAGCTTTCAGAACGGCTTGCATAAGCATCTTGGAGAAATTATCAGAGAAGTCCTGAGCAGAGGAATTCATATCCATCAAAGTATCTATGAACTCGCTCTTCAAACTATCGAAAGATATTTGTGTCAAACTTTCTGCAAGGTCATCAGCAATATCATCTAATGTTCCTGCCTCAGCCGCATAGTCTTTCAACTTTTCAAGAACTCTATCTCCATAGCCACCCTTACCTGTATTCTTGATAGCCTCAACAACATCTGGATTCTGCAAAATGGCAGCTGCTTCATCAGCAGATTGCAAGTCGTTAAGATTACCATTCCATTGTCTGCCTATTGCATCGGACACCTTTTTGATTTGCTCTTGCGAAAATCCTCGAAAATAAGCGTTAAAACTGTGATGAGAGCCATGATAACCCATTTGCGCCTCCATGATACTCTTTAGATTTTGCTCTTTCTCCTTTTGAAGGTTTTCGGCTTTTTGCGCATCCTCTACGGCTTTAATACCACTATTCTTGTCTATGGAGTCTCGCAACTTGTCTATAGCATCCGTCAAGATTTCATTTCTATCCGTCAGTTTGTCTATAGTCCGGTTTACTTCTTTTGCGTTTCCACCAACTCCAAACAAACTATTGAATCCACCAAACGATATTGTATTGAGAATATTACCAATACCGCTTACCAAAGACCCTCCTATCTGTGTGATAAAATCACCACTTAGGATATTCTTCAAGATTCCACTTATAGCATTAAAAACAGTGTCAAGAAGGTTGCTAATCAAAGTTCCAATACCATCTTTCAAAACATCAAGTATCTTCAAGATGGCAGATACGATTTGACCTATAAATCCAGCTTGTGATAATCCTTCGCTTAGAGCTTTTCCAGCATCTGCGGCTGCATCTGCGGCTTCCTTGCCCATATCCTTCAGACCATCTGCCGCTTTCTTAGCCTCACTCAAAGCTTTCAATCCGTCAATTCCACCTTTAAGTTGATCGAAACTATCCCAAAGAGCTTCCAAATCAGATAATCCGGAATTTGAAAGGAACTCATGGATAGCGGAAATCGGTTGCGTCACATTCTGTGTCGTTTGAGCCAACTTCTGACCACTAGTACGAACTTTTGTGTTAGCCGTAACAATCTTCTTTCCGGACTCCGCTAACTGGCCTTGAACTTTATTCAAGTCTTCTTGTAGCCTTGTTTGCTCAGCAACATTACCCGACTTTTTCGCATTCGCTATCTGATTTTGTAAATCCTTAATGCGAGGTATAAGCTTGGTTTCTGTTTCCGTATATTCCTCTTGAGCAATTTTCGCATTCTTCAGAGCATCTTGATAAGCTACAACATCCCTTGCAAGGTCTTTCCAACCCAAATCACTTGTATTGCCAATCGAATTACGGATATTCTGCATAGCATCAACGATACTCTTCTGCTGGTCTGCTCCCAAATTTTGAAACTTATCCGTACCTACGAACTTATCCAGATCTGCTAATAAAGGAACAAGCGCATCCTTCATAATGCCACCAACATTTCCGAAGACTTGATACCAGTCTATCTTCTGCATAATAGCACTAGCCTCAACCGAATCCGTCTCTTTCTTCTGCTCTTCTTTCAAAGACTTTATCTTCCATTGCTTGCTTGAGTCCGAATCCGTAGAGTTTTCAACCTCGCTAATCCTCTTAGCATAATCGGCAGCAATAGCTAACTTCTGCTCCTGGAATGTGCCATAAGTCTTCAGATAATCGTACATACTTTGCGCTTCTTTAGCAAGCACATCCTCATTCTGCTTTACCGCCTTATCCCGAATTGCATTCATCTGATTAGCAACACTCATGCCTATGGTCATCTCCATGCCATTTACCTTAACCGGATTACCCTTGCTATCCTTCATGGTCTCGTTCAAAACCTCATTCTTATACTCTTCATCGGTTTTGCTCTGTTTCCACATATTAGCCTTACGACCCTTGCCAGAATTAACCCAAACAGCTTGGTCACGTTTTTTCCTAGCCTCAACCAATTTGTCTATACCTTCTTCTACCGCCTTTCTCTCCTTGTCGGCATTCTCGGTTATCTGAGCCAATTCCTTGCTATAACCCTCATTCATCGCATTGATGCGGTTCTTGGTCATGTCTTGGATAGCTTTCTCCGAATAGGATGAAATAGACTTGGAATAGTCCTCCTCAGCCTTGCGCTTATTACCAGCCTTTGTCTCGGCATCATTCCTAGCCTTTTCAGCATCCCTAGCCGCTTTCTCTCTTGCCTTCCTCTCCTTATCTATCTCCTTTTGGCTTTTCTTCGGCTTACTTTCGAAGTTGTTACCTCTTGCTTGCATCATAGCCAATTCGTTTGCGACCTGTTCGTAAGTCTTATATTGACCTCCAACTTGAAGAACATCCCCTTTTTTGTGTCCGTCAAGCCAGTTCTTTCTCACTGCCATACTCGCTTTCAACTGAGACTGAGACATATTCTTAATCCATGCAGGAAGCTCACTATCATCATAGTTAACCTTAATATCAAGATGCAATTTTCTACTGCACAACTTTATTGTTTCTTGGATTTCACTATTCAAATCCTTGAAGCTCTTCTTTGCATATTGACTTTTCAAAGCTTGTTCCTCTTGCGCATAAGTCAAATTAGATGTGGCTTTTCTCGCACGTTCTGCGGCATTGACGCTATTATTTATAGAATCAACAGTACCATCCAACTCAACTTTATTGCTAACAAGCCCATCAGTAAAGTCGTTTATATCAGGAATCATCTGAGCCACCTCAGAACGGCTATGGTGCATATTTTCGAGATAAGTTCCTATTTTTACATTCAACTCCCCTTGTAATTGAGAGTATTGAGCATTCAATGCGTTGTACACCTTTAAATCTCCACCACAAGCATTCATCTCCTTTCGCAGTTCAGCTAACTTGTCTATGTCATCCTGACTTATGAGACTTCGAATAGTTCCCATTTCTACATCAGACAACTTGTCGTCAATAGAATCTTTGAATGAACCGAAAGAGGAATCATTTGAAGAATTATAATTATTATAAGCCTCCTGCAATTGATTTGCACGCTCCATTTCAAGAGAACGCTTTTCAATAATACCGATAAGTTCTTCTTCATGCGCCTTTAACTCATCAGCTTGCTCACTCATGCTTTGAGACTTCATTTTAGTTTCATCCAATTTTATCCCATATTCTTCATAAGCAGACTTCAATTCATTTATTGCATCCTTATGGTCTTCTGCCTTGCCATTATTCAAAACTGCAAACAAGGAACGAACCTTATTACTAGCCTCAGCAGCCTTATTTCCCATATCTTGCGTTTTCTTTGCGGCATCTTCCTCCTCGCTTCCAAACATCGCAAAAACGGACATTGCGGTTGTTACCAGAGTAATGATGGTAGTTAGAGGATTTGCAAGCATTGCAGCCCATAGCTCCCTCATACTAACGGTAACGGCATTAGTAGCCCATGTTAACACATTTTGAGCTAATGCTAACCCTTTTGTGCCAACAGATAATATAGAGGTAACAAGGGAATTCCGTTCCTTTGCTCCTGTATTCAGGTTCTCGGACGTTGTATTTACATTAGTAGCCGCAGTATTAGCTGTCTTTGAAGTCGAGTTTGCCGTATTAGCAATAGTTTCCGAAGAAGTGGCATTTGCATTAGCACCTTTTGCGGTTGCATTGCTAGCTTCAGAAGTAGTGTTGGTTTGTGTAGCAGTAGTTGCCGCCTCCGTAATGCTAATCTTACCATCCTCTATATCTATTCCTTGCTGAACAATATCTCCAATTTCATCTGCCGCTGCTCCTGTCTCTTTATAGACCTCGGTTTCATTCTCTTCGGCTTCTGTCAACTTCTCAGTCGTAGTCTGAAGTTCCTGTTGGATAGCCTTACGCTTTGCGTTAGAACTTTCGTATTCCTCATCCGCTTGCTGACGCTTTTGCATCAGCTCTTCCAATTTCGCTTGTTCAGCCTCGTATTGAACTATTGAACTATTTTCGTTATCCGAAAAAGAATCCGCATAGCCACCAAATGAAGTCGTATCAACCGCCCCATTATCATAGACCAATTCCTTTTCTTTCTGTTCTATGATTTGCTGCTGCTTTTTTATTTCCTCATCAAGTTGAGCAAGGACTATTCTCTTTTCACGAGCCTCATCCATCGCTTTATCGTAACTCTCTTGCTGCAAGTCTACTTTCTTCTGTAAGGCGTTAGTTTCCAAAAGAGCCTTACCATAAGCGGTTTCATTTGCCTTGGCTATTTTTTGTTTAAGGTCAGCCTCAGCCTTTGCTTGTTCCGCAGCCTTATTTGCAGCAGCGATGTCGGCTTCTTGCGATTTTTTTGCACGCAACTCTCCTTCTGCGGCTTCTTTGGCGTTTACCGCATTTTGCCATTGGAGTTGTTCTTTCTCCGCAAGTCTTGTCTGCTCAACCAAGAGGTCACGCTTCAACTGGAGTTGTTTAGCCATTTCTTCGCTAATCAACCCCTCAGATTTCGCTAATTCTATCTGCTTAGATATGCGTTTCTCCGTTTCATCATCACCGATATTTTCGGTATCGGACAAAGCATTTCCCAACTCATTATAACGGCTTGCCTTATAATCTTTGGTATCTTTTCCGTTAAGATGTCGGTAATCATTTTCCATTTCCTTGAACTGAGCCATTTTCTCATCAAGTCCCTTGGAAAGTTCCAAAGCCTCCATCTGTTCTTTAGCAGCAGATTGTTGCTGAGTGACAAGCATATCACGTTTAAGTTGCAATTGCTCTGCCATTTGTTGGGTTATGATTCCATCGGTCTGAGCCTCTTTGATTTTAAGAGACACAAGTTCCTCGGCCTTATCCGTACCCAACATATCAGTATTAGAAACAGCCTTATTCAAATCCGAAAGTCTTTGGCTCTTATATTCGGATGTATCTTTTCCGGTGTAGGAATGATACAATTCAGCTTCATCTTTGTACGCTTTTATCTTTTCGTCAAGATTACTTGCAATACTATCAAGTGTAGCTTTGTTTTGAGCTTTTTGGATGGATGCTGCCGCCATCAGACCTGCCTTATATGTGCCTACGGCTACCGCAGCCGAACCAATAACTTTAACGACCGTCTCCCAATTGTCAACCAAAGACGAAATCAAGTCTAAACCTGTACCAAATATTCCTTGCGACTTCTTGCCGAGTTCGTTAAACATCTGATCAACGCTATCGCCAATGTTAGACCATTTTCCTTGCAAGGTTGTGGATTGCTTTTCCATCAGACCTCCAAACTTTCCGCCCTCTTCGGTCATGTTGATGATAGCTTTCTTCACCAAATCAGCTCCGACCTTTCCATCTGTAACCGCTTGCTGAACCTCTTGGGTTGTCTTGCCCATGATTTTACCAAGCTCCTCAGCCATCGGGATGCCTCTGCCCATAAACTGACGCAAGTCCATCGTGTACATGCGGCCTTGGCTCATTGTTGTACCATACAAATACACCAAATCGTTCAACGGAACGTTCAGACCTGCCGAAATATCTCCAAGATGAACAAGAATGTCATTAACCTCATTTGCAGCCGTACCATAAGCCAACAACTGCTTTGCCCCATTTGTTATCGAACTCATGTCGAAAGGAGTCTTCGCAGCCGTTTGAACAAGTTGGTTCATCAATGCTCCTGCTCTCTGCTCACTACCAAGCATAGTAGTGAATGAAATTTCAAGCTGTTGGAATTGTGAACGAACATTAAAGATGTGTTCTGCCAATTGTTCAAACCCCAGGCCACCTACGAGGCTCATTGCTAATTGCTTTGCATCACCACCGAGACGATTAAATAAAGATGTTGCACCCTCACCGACAGTAGGAACTTTCTTCATTTCCTCAATCATTCCGGCAAAGGCATCAGTCATCACCTTTACGTTATCAGTAGTTGCACTCGAAGAACCCGAATAGCGGACATACTCTGCTTGCATGTTTTGCAATTCGATTCTTGCCTGCTTACCTAATCCGGTTAGATTCTCATAACGCCTTTTCTCATCATTGAGTATATTGGAATTTTCGCTTATATCACGATTAAGGATTGTTGAAGTGCCAATATCTAAGCCTCCTTTACGAAGTTTAGACTGCATCTTTGCAATCTCAGAAGAAAGTCTTTCAATCTTTCGCTTAGATGAGTCTGCTTGCAGCTCGAAAGAAAAAACCTCTCTTGTAAGATTCTGCATTTTCTTGGCATAATCACCACTCATCACAAAAGCATAGCGAGACATTGCGGAACTAAGCTCTGTCACCTTTTGCTTTTGCTCTGCATATTTGTCCGTAAGGTCTTGAACCACCGTCTTATCTGTCGCCTTTGTTGTTTTCAACAACTCACCACGCAATCTTTCAAGTTCTTGCTTGGCTAGCCTTATTTGGTCGAAATTCGCTTTGATATTGAATTCTAACTGTGCCATCCTTATACTTTTTTCTTGGCAAAATTAGCTAATAATCAAAAGAATAGCGAAAGAATTAACGTGTGCTATTTCACAAAAAATTTAAGTGCAAAGATTAAGGTTGGGTACAAAAAAAAAGAGCCTTCCACATTCACATGCAGAAGGCTCTGAGTTCTTTATCTATTGCAACAATGAAGCCACACGCCTAAAAGGTAGCGGCTACCAAATCTTTTTTTATTTCATTCATACAATGCGCCAAACGTTCATAAGTTTTCTCGCCAGCTTGCTTTATGCCTTTACTATACTGACGCATCAATGAAGGATTGACACCTGCTCGTTTTGCAATCTCTGACACATTGAGGAAAGAGAAATAATTAAAGAAAGATTGCAAGTCATACTTGTATTCAAATTCAACGTCAGGAAACACTTCTCCATTCTCTTTTGCATCCACTTTTGCCAACGCCAAACAATCCATTAAATCTTGTTTCGCTGCGGCAACAGTGTCTCCACAAGAGTTTAAGCCAACCTTACCTATGCCATCTTCGGTATAACACCAAAAAGACCCATCCTTGGCTTGTTCTACAATAACTTTAATCTTCTTCATATATATATTCGTTTATCTTCTCAATAAAAAAGAGTCCTTTAAGCAATGAAGAGAGAAAGGTGGGGATTACTCCCCAACCAATTCTCTTAGAATACTATGAGCGGTGCCTGTGGCGACCTCTCTAGCGTGTCTTGGCACGAATTGAGACTTTCCCGTTTTAGGATTAGTCCATTTTTCATGCCCCGAACCTTGTCGAGACAGGAAGCATCCCGCTTCTCTCAGTCTCTTAATCAATTCGCTTTTCTTCATTGTTACAAGAACTCTTTTGTCCTTAAGACATTGCAAAGATATAACTTTTTTGTTATATAGCCAAATTTTATGGTAACAATTTTGTTATATTAACCACAATTAACAAAAAAAAGAGCCACCCCGAAGGATGGCTCACTTTACTTGTCTAGACTTCACTTACGTCTACTTAACTACACTTCACTCTTCAGTACCGCATTGCACTTGACTATACTTTACTTTTTATTTTAAATTAGCAAATACATCACGCACTTTTGCAAGTTTTGCCAATGTATCGTAATACTTAGATTGCTCTTCCATAGGCAAAGGTCGAACATTGTTTATAATGTCAGAACCTTGTTTCAACGCCTTCTTAATATCACCCATCATTTGCTCATAGCCATAATTGGCTTGCTTGTTACTAGGAACTATTTTATAGCCTTTACCCCAATCATTACGAAGACAACATTGCTTATTTTTCAACAAGTCCTCACGCAATTTATCAACCATTTCCATATATGTGAATTGCTGTAATTGGATAGCTTCTATATAAGCATCAACATTCTTATCGTAGTTTTCAAAAGACAACTTAGGCAACCCAAACTTCTCTTTGAGCCACTTATGAGAAATAAGTTGGTCTTCGCCAAAGTTAGCAACCAACTCTTCCTCAAACTTACCCAAAACTTCTCTTGTTAGTTCTTTTACACTTTCCATTTTTATTCTCCTTTTATTAAACTTTTTGTTCTCTGCCAAGGAATCGAACCTTGATGAATACCATACAGAGAAACCATTTGTTGACTTCACTCAACTATACACTATAAAACTAAACTTTACTTAACTGAACTTGACTTTACTTGACTTTACGCTACCTTCACTTCTCTTCTCTGGACATTTAGCTCCCCATAGAAGAATCGAACTTCTACTAGCACCATGTGGGGATAACCAACTATTTCATCACCTTTGCTTCAAACTTTCCATACATTGCTCGGAATGTGCCTAAATGGTATCTAAGACCAGCAACCTCGAACAACTTAACAATTTGGTCTCGGTCTAATTGACTTTCATCATACCAACAAGTGCATTCAGTACTCCACTCTGGGAATATCGCACGAGTAGCAAGAACCTTTGCGCCTCGAATACCAACGGCACGGCAATCTACATAAATACCAAGCTCGTAAAGTTGCTCAGGAGTTTTGTCCGCATCCTTGAACTTCAACAAACCATCATCCATAACACCAAAAGAACGCTCAACCTTAGCACCAAGACGAATCTCTTTGGCAGCACATTTGACAGCTTGCATAATGTGCGAACTTGGAATAATGTATTCGCCCTTTGTGTTCTGATACAAGGATGCCAAGAACCTCAATCGACATATCTCCAATTGGTCTTCTTCCGTCTTTCGTCTCTTGCTAGTCATAGAGGAAATCGCTTTTGCGTAATCATCAAAAGGAGAAACTGTTCTCGGATTATTCAACATCAATGGACTAACACCAACCAACTTAAAACTAATTGTCTTCATACTTTTCTTTACTTTTAAAATTAAACACGGCAGTTTTACAGGTATGCCTCTTACCTTTGGGACAAAACAAAAGCCCCGTCCGCTTATTGTCGTGAGTAGCGAACGAGGCTAAAAGTATAGAAAAGTCCGAAGACTTCTAAATTTCTTCTTATCCCAGTAACCATGCTCACGACTTCACGGCTAAACCATTTCTGATTTCGTTTGCAACGGTAAGCATAATTTCCGAAACACGCAAATTATTTAGTGCATTTCTTTATTCTTTTAAACTTTATTTTCTTTTAGAAACTTATTTTTAAGATTACACCTTATTATAATCATAACAAAGTAAAGCTCCATAGCTAATCTGATAATTTATTAAGATTATCCTTTAAGTCTATGAAAACATAATCCTTTGCCGTTATTTTTATAACTTTTGTTTTTGCTTTTGGGTAATCCAACAACCCCTCTCCCCAAACATCACATAATGTCAACTTTACACGTTCGCTTCCATGCAACTCTTCAATCAAGACAGTCTTTGATATTTCATCATCAAGCTCATAGAGCTTGCTAAACAAGGAAGATACGTTTTCAGAATACTCTAAAAGCGTTCCGGTTGGTCTCTTTGTTAAAGATTTGATTTTTTCAATTATCTCTAATTCTTTTTCAAATTTTTCTACTAATTGCTTGTCTGACTCTTCGTTTTTTGCCAATAAAGACAAATCACTTGCCATTTTGTTTACGCAGCTATCCACTCTTTGAAAAGACCCAACCTTATCATAAAAAGACCATCTCCAAGACATTGCCTTAGAAAAATCATCGCAACTTACGATTTTATTACTCATGTTTATTGCCACTTCGTTTTCTATTGAGCTATTCCAATTCGTAATATAATCAGCTGTTATAAATTTTAGTCCATATATAAGGCGAATCGAAGACATACGTATATCTTTAGCCTTAGACTTGCAAATAGCAGCATTCTCTGCCTTAACTTGGTTGGAATGGTACACGTAGCCACCTATTCCGCCACCTATCACAACGATAGCTACGATGATGGCAATTATCACTTTCTTCTTCATAATCACATTTATTTAAATTGTTAATATCCTAAGTTTACAACACTCCAAGAGCCATCACTATTCTTCTTGACAACACCATGCAAATCAACAAATTTCTTCTGACCACCATAGGTTGAACGTAAAGAATAAGAAACAGTGACCTCACGTCCACTAACGCTTTCTTTCTTCACCTTGAACACATTGGAGCTTTCCGCACCTACGGAACTTGAAGCATTGCTAACATTCCACTCTTTTTGAAGAGCATCCTCTATTGAATACAGGTCTTCATCCGAAACATACACATCGGTCTCACTAGAAGAACTGATAGCATTTGCTTTTTCGTATTCTCTTGGGTCTTCACGCTTCCCATCTCTCACGATATATACATAATGACATGATTTCAAGTCTTTCACTATCAACGATTCCAAATTCCAATCTTTAGGATTCCTATAAGGAATTGAGACTTTCATATCATACGCAAATTTCCCATTTTTTCCTTCCACAACACCCTCTACAGTTCCTTTATCACTAAAGCTACCATTCTGATCATTATAACCCTTATTGTTATAAAACTGACTATCAATCACCTTATAGCTTTTGCCAAAATATTTTTTTTAAACCAAGTCACGTTTTGGCATACAGGAATCCTTGGATATAGCTCGTATTTCATGCTGTTTCCACTCTTCAGCTATCATCTTGTCTCTTTCAGAGGCAACCTTTATTGCGTAACCACAAAGGACAACAATTACTGCAATAATGGCTACGTAAGCAATTTTCTTCATAATCCCATACTTTTAAATTATTGAACATAGTGAGGAACACCCCACGTTACTTATCTATATGCAAAGTTATCGGTTTGCCACAATGAGGACAAACAAGAGAAATACCCTGTTGATTGTTTTCAAAGAACAAACAGACACTTATCCCCATAGCATCTGCAAGCCTTTGAAGTGTTTCAACTGTAGGGTTGGCACTATTCACTATTCGGGACATAGAAGACTGCTTTACCTCACGCCCTTCTATCTCCTGCATTCTGGCTCTTAATGTTTCTAGAGTCCATCCATTATCTTTTATCGTTTTCTTTATATTCATATATATATTACTTATATGTGTTATTAATTTGGTGCAAAGATACAAAAAGTTATTGAAACGCCAAAGAAAATAAGCAGAAATATGATTTAAAAGTGTTTTATTGTGAATATATATGAATTTCAAGCGTTATTTGTTAAGAAACATCAAAATATCGCATAAAAGTGATATTTTATTTTGTTATATCACATAAAAGCGTTATCTTTGCATCGTGATTAAGAAACAAAGGTCACAATAACATAATTAATTTAGTTGAGGTTGCACCTCCGAGTCGGCACTCGTAAAACGGTATAGTGATTATGGCTACTACTTTTAAGAATATGATGAGAGAAGTTATGAATATGGCTCACAGAGCATTTCAGCTTAAGGGTGCTTACATGAGTTGGGCAGAATGTCTGAAGCAAGCTTGGCAGGTAATCAAGCTGAAGGCTCGCATGAAGAAGCAGGTCGTTGAGTTCTACTTTCAGAAAATGAATGGTGAGATTCGTCAGGCTTTCGGCACTTTGATGGAGAGTCACATTGACTACACTCCTAACGGCAAGGGTTACGCTTGCAAGGACTGCACCAAGTACTGGGATGAGGTCAAGGGAGAGTGGAGACAATTCAAGAACTATAACTTGATTCGAGTTGCATAACAAGATTATTAACGATTAAAAAGAAACTAGATATGAGCGCAAAGATTATCGTGATGCAAGGCAACATGGTTGCAACCATCGAAGAGACGAACAAGGACGCATTTGTCAAGCGTGGTGAGTATAAAGAGACCGAGCTGGACAGACATAAGCGTGAGGTCGATTTCTTGATTACAAGCATCGCAAACCGCTACGAAGTGACATTCAATCACAAGGTAGAGCTGAAGGAAAGCCGAAGCATCAAGAAAAGCGAGTATTTCGATAACATCTACTACGTTACCGAGAATGCATTGAACAAGCTGAAAAAGCAATACTCATACGAGTGTGATTTGTAATAGATTTCGTGAGGCACACGCTAAACTGCACCGGACTTTGAACATTAAATATTTAAGAGATATGGATAAGAATTTAATGGATGCTCTCTACGTGAGCTACGATGAGAAGATTGGTGTATTGTGTGACGACGAAGACAACACTATTTCACATGTATTGGGTACTGACCTTACACTGGTGTTGGATAAAAAGGACATGGCGGTCTATCTGCTAGTCCCATTGACCCAAGCCCACAAGTTCGAGTGCAAGGGTAGCCACATTATCGTGGATGGCAAGCGGTTCGATTCGGACATCTTTTTCCGCAAGGATGCTTGCCAATGGATTCAGATGCAATCTAAAGAAATGCTATCAATGGTAGCGTAACAATATATAAGGTGAGGCACACCATAAACTGCACATTATCTTTGATGTTTAACAATTAAATTCCGTGAGCAATGGAAAGAAGAAGTAATGTGCAGCAACGTGCCACAAGAGTTGGTCGTGCTGGTGAGGGCAGAAGTCCTCCGAAGTAAAACAAACGTTAACGTTTCAAATAAAACACTAAAGCGTTTGCAAGTTAAAGAGAAAAGCATTAACTTTGCAACCGAAATAACAAGGTTGTGAAGTAGAGCGCACGACTGACTGATATTTGAGATAATTAATAATTTATATTAAGCATATTATTTGAATAACTCCAAGCGTGGAGTGTCGTCATTCCGTCCATCGCTCTACAATAGTGGATGAGTGACACAAGCCCTGTCCGCACTTTCCACATTAGCGGATGGGGCTTTTCGTTTCCACCACAGCCAAATATAATTATTAACAAATTAAGAAATGAAAGATTTTTTAGAAAAGAATTTGAATGATGCACCCATGCTGGGAGCATTTGTAAATCAGAGTGATGAAATCAAGGTTGAAGGCTTTGAACTCATCAAGGTAGAAGAACGTGATGGTAAGCAAGCCATCAATGCAAGAGAGCTGCACCAAAAGTTGGGTAGCAAGTATCAATTTGCGAATTGGATTCAAGAGCGTATTGAAAAGTACGGATTCGTTGAAAATCAAGACTATGAGGTTTTTAAGGAAAATCTTAAAAACTCAAAAGGTGGCAGACCAAGCAAGGAGTACGTCCTATCTTTAGACATGGCGAAGGAGTTGTGTATGATTGAGAACAATGAGAAAGGTAGGATGATTCGCAAGTACTTCATTGAGGTTGAGAAAAAGGTAAGAATGCAGAGTGTTCCATCTTTGCCCGATTTCACCAATCCGGCTATAGCAGCAAGAGCTTGGGCTGACCAGTTCGAGAAGAACCAAGTGCTGACCTTGGAGAACAAGCAACAGAGAGAGGAACTTGCCAAGGCATCGCAGGAGATTGTCGGACTGAGCGCACAGATTACAACAATGAAGCCTAAGACTACTTACTTCGATGTGATGATGAAGAACAAGAGCACAAGCGTGATTACATCAATGGCGCAGGATTACGGAATGAGTCCGCAAGCATTCAACAAACTGTTGCATGAGCATGGTATCCAGCACAAGGTTTCTGACCAATGGGTCTTGTACCGCCAATATTTGGATAAGGGATATGTGAATAGCGAGCCAGTGACCATTACGCACAATGATGGAAAACAAACCATCAAATACAACACGAAATGGACTCAAAAAGGGCGTTTCTTTCTCTATGAGTTCCTAAAGGAGAAAGGTATCTTACCTTTGATTGAACGAAATAATAATGGTGAGACACACTAGGACAACTGTAAAAGCCCCAATCTCGTTAGAGGTTGAGGCTTTATTTATTTTTACATTTACATCTTATCTAACCCTTAGAACAACAAACACTTTTGCGCTAATTTTCAATGACTTGTATTTTTATTACAAAAGTATTGTTATTTTACATTTCGGCTTCATTATACTCATAATCCCAGAGGAATAACTTGCCTTTGACGTTTCTAATCGGCTCATCGAACAATTTAGCATTCTTCAAGAACCAATGATATTGGAAATCTTCAGCAAATGCATCCGGATAAGCCTCATGATACTGAATATCATCCAACTCTACGCTGCCGATAATGGCTGACGTTGGCAAGTCTTTGAAGTCTGGAATAACAATACCATGCTCTTGGCAATATTTCTTCATTGCGCTCTCCTGCCATCCGTCAAGTTTTTCGGGTTTGGCTTGGCTAGCATGAATAAGGAAACGACCACGGAACTTTCTATTCCATGTTCTATTCTCAATGGTCTTGCAGCCGATAGCGATTAACCAAGCATACGGCTGACGAATTGATAATACTTTCATAAGCTCATTGTTTTATTATTTGCATCCGCAAAGGTAACAAAAACCTTCGAGAAATACAAGGAAACTCTAATTTATTTTCATGTTTTCTAAAAATAATCTTGAAATAGCTTGCATCCTTAAGGCGGTAAGAGGTTAAATCCTCTTCCGTCTTTTCTTTTTAATTCTGTCCCAATCCGGTTTAAGCACATCCATCGTGCCGACCATCGCCTTGTACTTGTCGCCAAGTTCGCCCTCGTTCATAGATGAACGGAAAGTATATATCTTGTATCGTTCATGCTCAGGGACATATAATCCCACCATCAAGGAACGGACTCCATCTACCTCCTGCTCCGGTGCTATCAATACAAGCCCCTCGTTCATGCTTTCCAACTTGAAAATCTTTGAGGTGACAACCTCATAATAGTCTAGTATATTCATATTCTTGTCTCCTATAATTAGTTTGTACGTTCAAGCACTTCAATATACTGAATAGAGCTACAATCAATATATTTACGTGTAAACACTACTGTACTTCCACTCCCAATCATAAGTGTTCTGTTCTTTGTATTGCAATTGAAAGAGGTTTCACCACCAACACTATTGAAGTCGAAACTTATCTTTGCTCCACCTACCAAGTTGATATTTCCTCTAAGACCTTTATTCTCGGCTTCGCCCAATATCACATTCACATGACCTGCATCCATATTCTTATCTAATCAATTGTTAAACACCTTTTTTACTAAATATGCGAATGATGGAATCGCTATCAATGTAGTCACAACTTCCATCCGTATCAATTATTGTCACAATATGTTCCTCTTCGTTGTAGATAACATCATCTGTAGTAGTAAACTTCTTTATATGCTTACTAAAATTTACATGAGATACCTGCCCATTTACAAGTGTAATTGTCACAAGGCAACCACACTTCTTCGCAACTTCTATAACATTTTTGATAAAATCAATCTTCATAGCTTTATTATTTTAATTCTTGTTCTACGATGTCAAAATTGTCCCACGTTTCTCCTTCGCTGTCTGAGATATGGAAGAAAGAATCTGAGATATTGTATAGATAATCATCGCAATTTAAAACTCGCTTGTAATTCTCCAAAGTGTTCATCCCTTTGTGTCCTATCGCTTTTCTTGCCTTATCTATGGGTAGAGAAGACTTCTGCATCAACCTCCACTGCTTCACCCAACCCATGTTGGTATGAAGAAATTACTACATATACTTTCATAGCTTAAACTCCTTATTTATTACGCAACCTTAGATAATGTTTCTTCATCAATCTCAATCCATTGGCAAGCATCCTTGCGGAAAAAGATTTCACTCTTAATATGCTCACCATCCACATCAATACTATTACCCTTGCAAACAAAAGTATGGTTCTTTGTCAAAGGTACAAGAAGGTACGTTTTACCCTCTCTTTTGCGTTCTACAAGCGTTTTGTCCGTCCCAAGGATAACTGATACCCTTTCGTCCTTATCGTCCTTTAGAACGCCTATTTTATCCGTGTGCTCGATATAGAGCACATTCAGAAAATTCTCATCCATTTTCTTTTGCATTAATCATTATGTTATACTTCTTCTTGTTAACACCTCGTTTAACGGCTTCAGAGAGCAAAGTCAAAGCTAATGCTTCATCCTTTACTTTCAAAGCCTTCAAGGTATCTCTTTTGACGTAGCGGCTCTCATCGACCTCACACAATGGTACGTAGCCTTTGTGCTTGAAATTTCTTCGACCAATCGCCCAAATCTCATAGCCATCCGGAAACTCGTTTGTTGTCTCGAATACATAATTGCCATCATTAAACTTTTCCATAATCAATTGTATTAAGTTCTTTACCTTATCTTTTCTTACTCCTCCCATCGGAAAGCGTTAGGGGCTTTTACGACCTTCTTGCTGGCTTCGTCCCACATATAGCCATCATTAAACCACTTAGGGGCTTTACCATTGATTACTCGTTTTGCATCGGCTATGCTAGCATAGTCTGGTTCAACAACATTATCAATGCGAACGGCAACCTGACCGAATACGTCCTCCACCTTGGTAATATGATGCCCTTTGTAGAACACTTCTTTCAAACACTTAGCAATTGTCTCCATATCTCAAATACTTTAAAAGTCCTAAACTAAAGGGGTGTTTAAAGGCACACCCCCTATTAAGCCTCGCCAAACACCTTAGAACGTGAATATATCTTTATGCAACTCGCAAGAAGTTGTAAGCCTTGAATTGTCTCCATGCGCCCTTTGCTTCATCCCAATAGCGGATGCAATCTCTTGATGCTGCATGCCCTGTACCATTTGGAGTATAGTCAATGTGGCTCTGAAGGAGAGTACCAAAGGCTTGTCTTACCTCACCATTCATCTTCATAAAGAAGAACTCTACTACCTTGGTCTTCATCGCTGACTCAAGCTTTACAACCTGCCAAGCCTGTTTCAAGCACTCAACCCAAGACATTGAACTTGATTTCAACTGATAGGCTCTATGTGCTAACTGCATTACCTTTCTCATCTTGTTCTTAATTGAAGTAGTCATATCCTCAAACCGTTTTACGAGTGCCGACTCGGCTGCATAGCAGCAATTAATAGTTAAACTTTAAAGCCTTTATCTCTTAAAGACACTGCAAAGATAGTAGTTTTTTCTAATATTACCAAATATTTCTATAAGAAATTTCTAATATTACCACTTATTTAACACTTATAAGCTATTTCTAAACATTTATTCACTAATTATTAGCTAATTCTAATATTTAACTCTTTTTCTTTGGCAGTTTAAAAAAAATAAGCTATCTTTGCAGCATAATAAATATTAGTATTCACTTATATATAATAAGGTATGGACTTAAAGAAAATAATTAGGAGTCATGGGCAAACCATTTCATCTGTAGCTGAAAAGTTAGGTATTACCCAATCAGCTTTATCGCAACAAATCAATAATGGCTCAATTTCATTTGCGAAAGTAGAACAAATAGCTAGTATTTGTGGTTGCTCGCCATCTAGTTTCCTTGCTATTGATGGTGAAACCTTATCGCATCCGGCTATCATCTGCCCCCATTGCGGCAAGCCTATCGAGCTGGAGATTAGGGCAAAGGAGGGGAAATGATATTCCTCTCCTTTTACTCTTCTATTCTTTCTCCTTCAAAAAGCCTATACCTGCATGAACATTACCCAACTTATACCAAGACTGGCTTAAAGTCATAACATAACTATTGAAGGATTTTTCCCCAATATCAATGGTGAAGTCTTCATCTACATCAGGCTCTCCATGTCTTACGTACCCCTTATTCGGGGTGTATAGCAATCTATGATATGAGCCGTTCTCACAAATATAAAGTCCGCTATTACGCCAATCGGAACTCCAAAATTCCGGTTTATTCACGTAACAAAGCATTACATCACCATCGTAAATAGGAATACTATGACTTCGCTCATCCTTTTCTCCAACAAATTTTTCGCTATCAACATTGTCAGACTGACGGATAACAGATACGATGGAGTAACCATTTCCAATAAAGTCCGCTATATCAACATATGTTCTTTGCTCTCTAAGGTCAAATTCCTGTTGGCTTCTCACTCCATCTTTCTCAAAGATTACAAGTATTCTTGTGTACTTATCACCAAAATTGACCATACTTAGAATCAAGCCGTTGTTCATGTAAGACGCATAAGCTTCTTTGGCTAGTGTTAATACACGCTCTAGATATTCCAATGGCTTGTATCTAACTAACCAAGACTGACCTTTTTGCATCTTTTGCAAGTACGAATACATGTTCATCGCCTCGCATTCATCTATTCCATGCTTCTTGCAGACCAACTTGAACTTATCCGGATAAACACTAGTTACAAGTCTATCCAATTCGTCCATAGCTTGCATAGCCTTCAAATAATCATTCGCTTCCATTTTACTAATCTTTAAGTTTCTCAATTATATAGCCACGACCTGTATAGGTACAAGACAAGCCGATATACACTAGCTGATGTAAAAGCCACAATTCTTCAGTGAACGGCAATCTATCACACTTCACAAACTCATCTTCATCCTCAAAATCAGATGCCTTTTCCAATATTTCTTCCTTTGTCATTATCTTTAAATTTGTGCCCGAAAGCTGTTAATCCGCATCTTTTATTTTTTGTAATGTGTCAAGTATCACGTTTGCAATCTCAAACCTACCGACATTTGGATTCTGTGGGACACTATAACACAAAGCTTTTAAAAGCTCAAAACATTGATTCTCATATAATATCATACGCTTACTTCTTTTGATTAAAATACTTTTCCAACTCTCGAAGGATGAACATCCCTCCTATCTTGAAAGACTGTTCTATCACTACTCGATGTTCCTTAAATTCGTTTTGGCTTCTCGAAAACCGAAACGCTTCATTCTCTAGCATAAGCACAAACTTATTAAATTCTGCATCGGTCATTTGCTATCACCTCCTTTGATAATTAAGTCAAACAATTCATCTGCGTATATCCAACCATCCAAATAGTAAGCTTTAACTTCTAATTCCCACATTTCTTGATATGTGCCGCAATCAGTCTTGTACATCATATCGTATAGGTTGTAAAGATTTCTATAACCGCAGTCTCTTGAGTATGCAAGAATCCTTCCTCTGCCAATTTGAGGAACTTCGTTAGCATTATGAATCAAATCTTTGAATATCTCTTTCTCTGCCCAATCAATGCCATCCAAGAAATGCTTATCGGCATTTTTATCTCTTTGAACCATAAAGCCGTTTTTGCTAACCTTTCTGATTACACGATAGCTTTTTCTTGCGTAATCTCTGGCGGCTTGGATTTTTTTCTTTATGTCTATCATCAATAGTTCGTTAATAATTCAATAATGTGCTAAGCAGCTATACGCTGTAAGCACG